CACGGACACCGTAGATTGACTGACGGTACCCATAGTGGTATCGTTGGACTGGATTGTGACAGTATAATAGATGTCATCTCTGGTGAACACTACCTGGATAGTGGTCGGACCTTCGATAGTTCCAGATGAAGGGGTCCAACCGCTGAATCCATAGTCATAACGCTCATTATCAGCCAGCGGTGTTGCTGTAACCCTATCAGAACCAAATATCATCTCATCATCTTGAGCATAATACGATGTTCCATAATCTACCATCAGGTAACTTACGGATACATTACCCCAAGAGGACGTGGGTACGAAATCGACCCTGTGTTTAGTGATGGAATGACTGAAATCCGCTTCGATAAACGTTTCCTCGACCACACTGTTGGGTACCCCCTCCCATCCTACGAATGAATATGTATCCCTTTCATCAGAGGTTGTCGGAACTGCCTCCACGGTGTGTCCATCGAATGATATCTGATTTCCGCTCACGGTAAATGTCGTTCCATAATATGCATAATATGCGGAAGTGGTGGACTCGATATGCCCATAATCGGAATCGCCAGATTTGACACTGAAATGCACAAGATACTGTGCAGTGACCCTATCGAAATTAGCCACGATAGGCATATCCGCCTCGACCGTAGCAGATGCACCGCTCCAATTCACGAATGAATACACATACCGAGGATATCCGTCTTCGGGGGTTGCGGTAACGAGTACATCCCCAACATTCAGTTCGTTGGGATTATTACCAAGTGATACTGATGTACCGTAAGGTACATGAAGTGTATTGCCCTCCACCGATGCGATATCAACCGAACCATATCCGCTGGGGGATACAGCAAATGTGACATCATACCACCGCAAGGTAGCAGTGAATGTTGCGGTAATCGCCCACCCCGAGGAAGTGACAAATCCAGAGGTTACATCCCAGGACTGGAACTCATAATCATACTGGGCAGTATCAATCTCGGCATTTGCATAGATTTCATAAACCCCGATGGTAAGTTTATTGCCCTCCACCGAATATGGGGTGTTATACCTGACAGATACCTCATCACGGGTAACATGACCGTAATCCGAATTATTTACCTGAATATACACGGTGTATACCACATCGACCACATCAATATTCGCGGTAATTGTAGTACCACTCGCATCCGTGATGTTACCTGACGATTCCGACCAGGAATTGAACACGTATCTGTATTCGGCGGTCGGGTCGGAGGGCGTGGCAGTTACAATCATATCTCCGATGTGAATCTGGTCCCCCTCTGCATAGAAATAAGTGTTATAATGGACCGTGACCGATTGATGGTCCACTGTACCGCTCCCTGCAGGAGAAACCTCGAAATAAACGGTATACGGAACATAGTTCTGTTCGAAATTCGCCTGGATTGTTGCAGTACTTGCATTCGTAACGGTTCCGCTGGACGGGGACCAGCCAGTGAACGTATAGAAGTAGGTTTCATCAGCCTGCGTGGGCTGGGCAGATATGGTTTCTCCATATATCTCTAATTCACCAGACTGGTTGACTGAATAGGTCGTACCGTATGGTACAAGGATATCCGCCCTGCTGACTGAACCATATCCACTGGGGGAAACGGTGAATGTAACATTGTATTGCTGTAATGCCCGCGAGAAGGACACGGTTATATCCATATTGCCACGGACAGTACCAGTATCGGGGGACCATCCATCGAATGAATAGTCCCATTGGTCATTATCCGCCAGGATATGAGCCTCGACACTGACTGCCTGGGCCCGCTGGAATGTCAGCCTAGGTACTCCGTTCACAACAGACGAGGTAATCGTTGAACCATACTGCACCGATATGGATGATACCGTGTACCCATCCCGTGTGATATATCCATATTCTCCGTTGACTTCAATAAAGGATACCGTATAGGTATTGATGGTCCTTTCGAATGTAGCAAGAATCGTGGAATCGCTGGTGATAGTTCCAGATGTACGGGACCAATAGTTGAAGATATAACTATACTCATCGGTCCTATCGGATGGGGTGGCCACAACCCTATCTGTACCGATGGTCAATTCATTCCCCTGGGCCGAGATAGATGACCCATCACGAACAGTAAGTGAAGATGGACTTACAGAACCATACTCACTATCGTTGACAAGAATCGTAACATTCCTCCAAACAATCGCCGTTGCGGAGAAATTCGCATAGATGGTCATATTATCCGTAACGGTTCCGCTGGACGGGGACCAGCCAGTGAATGCATAGTCGTAATCATATGTGGACGGCTCCGCCGTAGCGGTTGCCGTGTAGGACCCGATATGGAGTTCCCCATTGTAAACATAGAACGTGGTTCCGTAAGGAACTTCCACATAATCCATCGCTTGTCCAAGTATCTCTACCGACCCGTAACTAATGTTATTCGATTCCACGTTAACAGTCTTGGTTACTACCACGAAATGAGCAGTGACATAGGTTTCCCCCATAATCGTGGAATCAGAGGGGTACCACTCCCAATAAATGAACTCGTATGCACCTACGGTCGTAGGAGTAGCGGTAACTGGAGAATTGGAACCGACCGTAAACGATGAACCAGATACCGAAATGCTATCTCCGTAATATGCGGTAATCTCACTCTCGGAAACGGTACCATAAGTCGGATTATCTGAGGAGAAATGCACCGAATAGGGTCTGGGCGAACTCTGGAACATCGCAGTAATCTCTGTAGTATTATCAGTGATGGTTCCGCTGGACGGGGACCACTCCCTCAGCGAATAAACAGATTCAGTGGATTCGGGCATGACTGTGGCGTAAATCGTGAACGAACCGATTGTCAGGACATCACCAGATGCAGAATAGGCCGTGCCGTAAGGCACGCTAACAGAGGTATCGCTGACGGTACCCATATTTTCATCATTGGAACGGATAGTGACGGTATACTCATTCTCAACTGCCTCGAAATTCGCATAAATCGTATCATTACCCATTACGGAACTGGGCACATCGGACCAATTGAGGAATGAGTATGTGTAATAATCAGTACGGGGGTTAGGTGAGGCAACGATTACAGTACTTCCGATAGTAAGTCTATCACCATTGGTTGAAATGAGTGTGCCCTCGATGACCGTGACGGACTGTTGGCTTACCGAGCCGTACTCACTGCTGGGTGCCACCTCGATGGATATCGTATAGTAGGTAGGGGGCTGGAAATTCGCAGTGACATACGTATCCATAGTAATAGGTCCGCTGTCATAAGTGTAATCCATGAAACTACAACCAGGATAAGGCATTGCTCTTGACGATTGATTAGGAACGGTGGTGGATATCTCATCTGAACTGGCCATAAGATAATCCCCATCCATGATGACCAATTCAGGTTTGGATGGGTACCCATAATCGGAATTGTTGGAAGTGATGAATACGGTATGACACTGGTAGATATCGGTTGCGTAGTAGCCAGCATATCCGTTATTGGTATCTTTCTGGATATCCAACGCACTTGCATTATACACGGTTGCTAGATTGGTACACCCATAGAATGAATTGGTATATTCATACGGACTGGTACCAGTGGTGATAGTAGTAACCGTTGAAGGCAGAATTAACGCACTGAATCCAGAACATCCATTGAATGCACCAGATGCAATAGATGTAAGTCCATACGGTATTTCCAAGACTCCCGTGAAACCTGAACAATCACGGAATGCCATCGACCCAATTGTAGTCAATGATTCAGGTAATGTCAGAGTACCAGTGAAACCTGAACAACCATAGAATGCACTGTTACCGATACTTGTTACCCCGCTGGGAATGACCAGCGAAGTGAATCCAGAACATCTCTCAAATGCATTGTTACCGATACTTGTTACCCCACTGGGAATGGTTAGTGTGCCGATGAATCCAGAACAATAACTGAATACCTCGCTACCGATACTTGTTACCCCGCTGGGAATGACCAGCGCACCAGTGAATCCTGAACATCTCCCGAATGCTTTGTTACCGATACTTGTTACCCCACTGGGAATGACCAGCGAACCAGTAAAGCCTGAACAACCATAGAATGCATTGTTACCGATACTTGTTACCCCACTGGGAATGGTCAGTGTGCCAGTGAATCCAGAACACCCATTAAAAGTATCAGCGCTGATTGACGTGATGGTATTCGGGAGGGATAATGACGTGAATCCAGAACAATCAAAGAATGCTTCATTACCGATACTTGTTACCCCGCTGGGAATGACCAGCGAACCAGTGAATCCTGAACATCTATCAAATGCATTGCTACCGATACTCGTTACCCCGCTGGGAATGGTCAGTGTGCCAGTGAACCCGCAATTACGGAATGCTGAATCGGGTATTGCCGTCAAACTGCTAGACAGGGTAAGGGTGCCATCGAAACCAGTACAACCTGAAAATGCACTCACCCCGATAGTCGTGACAGAATTGGGAATGACCAATGCACCAGTAAATCCAGTACAACCTGAAAATGCACTCACCCCGATAGTCGTGACAGAATTGGGAATGACCAACGAGCCATGAAATTGACAATTCCCGAATGCACTTACCTCAATTGTTTGCACTGAACTTGGTAACGTGAGCGTGGATGTGAATCCACACCCATAAAATGCCCATGGCCCGATATAGGTCACATTGTCAGGAAGTGCCAAGGAACCATAAAGTCCAGTACAACCTCCGAATGCACGATGCCCAATATATGTAAGACTGGATGGAAGATTCAAATCCCCAGACATCTGCAAATTGGTGCAACCATTGAAAACATAGGTGCCTAATCTGGTAAGTGTATTGGGGAATGTTACCGCTCCGCCCTGAGCAACGGATGTGTTGTTGAAAACGGGCACGTAGGGATAACTGGTACCGCCGTCCAATGCCGTGACTGGATAAGTCGTGGTCCCATCAGATACTGCGGACGGGACATTGATGATGAATGCGTTGGTACCATTGAACTTGGTGATGGTCGCACTGACCCCATCATCGTTCACGATGAATGTCCAATCACCATCAGTGTACGTGGTAACTGCTTCAACATCTTCGGAATCGCCAGTCAGAACAAAGATACCGCCTACCGCAACAGATATGATAATGGCCATAGCCCAGATTGATTTATTCATTCGATTCCCACCTATACTTGATACCTTCGATACCGTCTGCCGACCTATTGACGATGACTGCCACATCACTTCCAGTGTTATCCGATGTGACGGTATTGTTCATTGAGATGACAACATCCCCATCATGACTACCGATTACCGCAACCTTGCTGTCGATATCATATCTGACTTTGCTATCATACGCGCGATAAGCCCCATCGGGGTCAGGGTAATATGCCCAGGCAAACGCGACATTATTCATCGTGCCCCCTGCAATCGTGACCGTAAGATAGCTTATCACATTGTCCGATACCCCGTCATAGTGGTGCAGAGCCCCGTCCTGAATATATACTGCCTGATTATCTGCCAGCACCAGAACGATATCCTTCGATGTTATCACACCGTTATAATTGCCAGATACATCGACACCGTTGACCGCCTGAATGAATGTAAGGTCCGCTGTCGTGTCCAAGTCGGCAGAGCCCATCGGAACTCCCATCCCATCTCCATTATCAATAGTATCGACATCGTAAATCATGTCGAATATGACTACGCAAAAGATAGTGATTGCGATGACCCCTACCGTCATCAGGGCGAGGAATTTTGCCACACCCCCTGGTGTAAAACCATAATCACTATCGGAATCCATAATGGATTATTGCGGGTATATTATAATTACTTATGGTCAATTAATGACCCAGACACCTTTTGAGGGGGCATAGCCCCCTCAATCATCATAGTCCTCACCAGAGGACTCATCATAATAATCTTCATCGGAATATCCGCCATCATCGTAGTAGTCCTCGTCCTCGTCTTTGCCGATGAAACTCCTCACTGCCATGATGATGATACCCACAAGGACGATGATTGGAATGACCGCAATCATCACCCACCATCCCTCGGTCTTCTGTTTTACTGCCTTATCATGCACCTCGATAAGATTGATTAATCCGACATCGGACATAGTATACTGGATGGAATCAGCATAGAATGCCATCTTACCGTTCTCGGTACTGCCGAGCGATAGACCCAGGGTACTGAAATCGGTAAGCGATTTAAGATTCACGCATCCATCGAAAGCATTGGTACCGACAGTAAGATTGTCCGCACCGATGACCATCAGGGATACTATGCCCACATCATTCTGGAATGCGTACTGTCCGATATAGGTCATATCCTGGGGGATATTGGTAAAACCTGTGAACAAAGGACAGTTCTGGAATGCATAATCCCCGATTTGCACGATACCGTTGAGATTGACATAGGACAGCAGACTGCAATCTTTGAAGAGTGCATTGGGGATAGATACCATATAATCTGGGAGCATGAATGATGCCATCCTGCATCCCTGGAATGCACCTGCACCGATATGAAGAGCGGACGGGGCAGATGTGAATGTGGACCCAGTGCCCGCGAAAGCATACTCACCGATGTGTGTGACCCCCTCGGGTATTGCGGTAATGATGACAGAACTCGTATCCTGGAATGCTGAATCCCCGATGTAGGTCAGCGCAGACGGTAACTGATATAACCTGATTGTCGCACCCTTGAACGCATTGGCCCCGATGCTGGTCACGGTATCAGGGATAATCACGGTACCGACTTTCATATCCTTGAATACACCATCGCCGATTGCAACGGTGGTATAAATCATGACATGTGCATCGACCGTGCTGGTGAACTGACCAGGAATCATCAGATAGTCGGTATTTCCACCCGTATATGCAGTGATGGTCGCATCGGTGTCATTGGTCGTAATCTTGAACTTATCGAACTGATGCGGGACGTTGTTTACAACGTGAGTGGCATACAATGCAACCTTTCCATTATCATCAGCACCCATGGTTACGAACAGGACGGAATTGTTGATTACCTTGTCAAGTGCGGTACATCCATTGAACGCATCGGTCTGAATCTGATTCAAATCCTTGGGGAGCGTTATGGATATGAGTCCAGTGCCGTTGAATCCATTCTGGGAGATGACCTTCAATCCATCGGGTAATTGAATACCAGTAAGCGCGATACAGCCCTGGAATGCCCCCTGGGAAATGGAAGTTACAGTCGAAGGGACCCTTGCTGAGGTCAGCGAGGTACAGTCCGCACACGCGCTGGCGGGCACCGAAACCAACCCATCGGGGAATACGACCGAAATCAGACCGCCACAGGATGCGAGCACACCTATCGCCACCTGCGTGGGCTGTGTGAACTCCATCCTGGTAACATGGTCTGCATCCGCGAATGCGGATTGACCTACGGCAGTCACAGAAATGGGGATGATGCTGATGCCGACATTCGTGGACCTGAACGCACTTTCACCGATGGATATAAGTGTTGCAGGCAGAACTGAAACGGTAATCGGGGTGTTCATGAACGCACGATTGCCAATCTTCACGATTCCAGGCGGAAGTACGTTGAGATTGAGGGACGTGCAACCGTAGAACGCATAATCGCCGATAGACTCCAGTGTAGATGGCAGACCCACGGTTTGCAGGTTGGCACAGCCATAGAACGCATCCTTCCCGATATTGGTCAGAGTCACTGGCAGGGTTATGGATGTAATCGACAGGAGATTACTGAATACGCCGTCATGCATATTTGCGGATGAGGTGCTGGCAATCCTGTCAACTATGCAGGGGGCCCCGTGGTTATGAATGGTCACGGGGATGGTGTAGGTACTGCGTGCGTTCACGACCTTGAACACGGATGCGAAACCGTCTACGCACTGATACATCAGGTCCTCGCTTACAACCAATCCGTTATAGACCGCATCAACATATAATGCGATACAGCCTTCAGTATCCTTGCCCTTCTCAAAGGAAAGCACACTTTCGTTGTAAACCGTTTTCAGACCAGTACAACCCCTGAATGCATCTTTACCGATGGAAGTCACGGATTCGGGGATGATAATCTCGGTAAGATTGACACAACCGAAGAATGAATATGCACCGATGTATTGCAGTGTGGCAGGCAACTGGACCGAAGTGAATGACTGCTGATAGAATAGACCCGAATCTGAATCGGATTCATCATCGAGATTGAATCCCAGCCCCACCACTGTGCGGGTCACATCATCATCCGTAACATGTGCAGGAATAATCAACTCGGATACACCGCTCCCGTCATACTGGGTGAGGATTGCGATAGTGTCATTGGCGAGGAAATGGAACTGCCCCTGCACACCAGCGGTATCGAACACCAGCGTATCTTCGGGAATGGAGGTAACTGGCAGGATTTCCGCCGAGGAGTAATTCACGACCACCCTCAGTCCAGAACAACCCTGGACAATCCTCAATCCGATGTTGTTCACTTCGGAATTAATCCACAGATTGGTGATTGCGGTATCGGCAAACGCGCCTTCCCCGATACTTGTGACCGAATGGGGCAACTCCACCATGCCAGCCAAGGATTTACAATTGTAGACCATGAGTGCAGGAATTGCAGTAAGATGGCTGTTGGCCCCAGTTCCAAAGACGAGGGCAGTGAAACCATCGGATTCGGCGAAGACCCCTTCACCGAGTGTTACCACCGAATCGGGAATAACAAGTTCCCCAGTGAATCCGTCACATCCCTGGAATGAACCTTCCCCGATGGAGGTCAATGAATCTGGAAGATTCAGCGAACCGACAAATTTAGTACCCGCGAATGCGAAATCCCCGATGGTCGCAAGATGGGCTCCCAGTGTGAGATTGCCGTTGAATCCGCAATTCTTGAACGCATTGGCACCGATTGCGGTAACGGTATCAGGAATGGTCAGTGAGCCTTTGAATTTGGTCACACCGCTGAATGCATCATCATTGATGGCCGTAATGGTGGCCCCCAATGTGACTGAGGCTCCGTTCTTGGAAATCTGTCCATCGGACAGCAATGGTTGGGTCCCAGACCCAATGGCAGTAACGGGATAGGTGTTTGTACCATCCGACACTGTATTAGGGATATTGAGCACCATGATGTTAGTTTGGGTGTATTCCGTCAATGTCGCGGTCGCAGTACCCTCATTGATTATGAATCCCCATGTCCCATCATACATCACGGTCGATTCATCGCCCTCACCTAAACTCTCATCCGCGATGGATATCAGCGTTCCTACTGCAGTGAGGATGGATGCTATCGCAATCAATGCCTTTGCGGTTTTACTAATCATTCATTTACCTCCTTCAAGGTATATGCAAAATTCGCAACAATGGTCATCGTACCATGAACGGCCCCACTCGAGATGGACCAGTTCACGAATGAATAAGAATGCTCGGAGGTTTCAGGATGGGGTGTTGCGATAATCGTCTTATCCCCGATGGTCAGAGAGGTCCCGTTGGCCGATATCACCGCACCAGGGCTGACCGAAATCGAAGAAACACTGACCGACCCGTATGCAGGATAATTCGGAGCGATGTTCACCACATATTGACTGGCGGTGCGGGTATATCCTACCTCGGACACCCCATCACCGTTCTTGACAGGTTTGGCAATCAAGCCCACAGGGGAATCGGTATTGGTCACGTCCGAACCGTGGCTGATTGCAGTGTAGCCCCCGCCGACACCCACCGCTACCGCATCCTGCCCAAAGGAATTAGCATAACCGTTAGAATAAGAAGCGTATGCCCCATCCGTTGCGGGATAATACACCCATTCATATGTCACACCGTTGATTTTCCCGCTGGTTATAGTCCACATCGCGGATGCAGATATCGAGTCGGTACCGTCTGCATAGGCATGCAAGTGCCCGTCTTTCACGAATATCGCCTGATTATTCGCTACGGCCAGCACCATATCCTGGATAGGAATCGCCTTCGAGTATCCCCCGCTGATTAAGATGTGGGTAGGTGATTCGTTGAATACGATGGTAGCGGTAGGTAGAGTCGTATCGGTCGAAACCGATTTGGATAGAGTGATTCCGATACCTTCCCCGTTATCTCCGTCATACCCAGTTTCTTCATAGATATTCTGCATAACAAACGGAATGAATACAGCGGTCATAATCACGATTCCCACCAATAACATGACCAATGTGGTCGCTATTGTGGCGGGAGATGCGTTCTCCGCAGACGAGTAAATATCGGAGTCCATACTATATAAAGTGCCAGCAAGTATAAAACGATTTACTGATAGATGGCGGGTGAACCCGCCACCCTCAGAAGGGCCACCAATCGCCCACAGATTGTATTCCTGCCACTAATGTTTGAACAACGCCCATCAACGCAACCAATATCAGGAGATAATAATTGCTGATACATACTGCAATGAGTACCGCATATAAGGGCATGGTTATCAACAGCGATGCAACGGTCCCCAACCAGCCAGGAATGTCATACTGCTCAGTTATCCTGAATGTGAATAAATTTATCAACGTTTCAAAGATATTGTCCAGACTTAAATCATAAGACGTATCCTGAATAGAGGATGATGCGACCGCATCACTTGACACGATTACTGACCAATATCCAGCGTTATATGCCTGTTCTACTGACATAATCTGGCCATTGGTATCTCCCTGCGACATCATATAGGGGTCTAACCTGATTGTGAGGTGCATAGGGATGCCAGAACCGAAAGTCATATCAAATGTAGAAGAGAATACCGAAGGATTATATGCCCTCACAATATCGCTGGCACTAAGATAACTTACTCCTTGGTCCTGGGCATTGATAGCCAACTGTCCCGCGATTCCTGAATTGGTTGCGTACTGGTACCAAATCAAATTTAAAGAAGTTGAATTTGGTTGAATCATGGTCATATTTCCATCAACATTCATCCCAAATTCTCTCAGAGGAGAAAAAGAATATCTGTAGCCATTAAAATTATAGTAGTAGTGCCCGTTAATAGTCTGTTTCGAAGATGGGGTGAAAAAGATTGTACTTGGATGGTCCTTGTCCATGGATACTGCGGTATACAATGTAGCATTCTTGTAATCCCATCCAATGATTTCATCAGTGGGAACATTATTCTCTACCCTGTATATCGGTGTGGCTGGAACGATATCTCCCGCATTGTTGGCTGGTGCGGTTACGTAGTAATACAATCCGTTATCCATACGCTTAACGCTGTAATAAGTCTGAGAATCACTGCCTATCGCACTGGCACTATATTGAGATGGAGCATAATTATCAATGCGCTCGGAATAAATCCACCCATCATCGGTGTAGCCATAGGTACCACCATCGAATGCGGTATATATCCCCTTTAATCCCCAGACTTCCTGAGATGCGGTAATCTTGTTCCCTGTTGCAAGATAGTACTCCTGCTCCAAAGCATGTATCTGGTCGGCATACGGGTCCTCGCTATCTTGCATATGGGCGGGAGCGAATATGGAAAAGAATAAAGGTGTGAAGAATACAATTAATAGTGCTACTATCACCATTTTACTCGTCCATTCGGGCGAAGACATCCCCGTGCTCCCCCCATTTGCCAGCATCAAATCACCTTATCCTTCATAGTGACCGCTAATCCGACAATAGCGATTACCACCATCAAAATGGTCAATGCATCAGGCAATACAGCCATAGCATTGAATATTACAGTGATGGGTAACATCAATGCAAACGGAATCATGAGGGAATCTTTACCGAACAGCGCGAAAACAACCATCATTACACCTACGTACACTGCCATAGATGAGATTGTCGTATCCCCATTGAAAAATACGTCCGCCATGACGTTTATAATTCCATCTAATCCAATCATATTCCACCACTACTTATTAATCCACCGCATATAATAATTGCGCCGATTATGACTGCCCAATCCATGAACTCCATATCCAGCATCTCAAGTCTGCGACAGACAATACACGCACCCACCATAACGATTATGAACACGACTAATGCCTGATTCCAATTCAACTCCCAACCTGGGGTCCACTGATATTCCTGTGTTGATTCGTTAGATATCGCATATGCAGATGTGGCAAAATACCACGAACCCTCTCCCGCGAATACATAAGATTTGGTTTCGCCCAAATCAAGAGTAGCACGGGTGCCTTCACCTATTCTAAGATAGGTATGATTGTCAGCAGTATAATCAATCGCACTACCCTTCAGCACATATTTTTTGTCTTGGAAAGTAATCTTCCCATCAGACACGGGCAACTCCACACCGTTTATAGTTAAGGAAGTACCATATGCAACTACACCGTTTATCGCAACCCGCACCCCAGGTAACTGGGTAGAAAGATAATTATTAAGATTCACATTGAAACCGCCCCACAGAAGTCCAAGGGGGTCATTTTCAATTTGAGTTTCAGTAATATATGAACCCCAATCTGCATCAAATGCGAGGAAATAAATGAACTTCAAAGACTGGGTATTGAGTAATGCGGAATTGAACACAATTGGAGAAACAGTATATGCTACGGTGTTTACCAGCGATGTCAATCCAGCAATCGTAATAGTGTCATCGGTAATCGAATATGTGATGTAAAGTCCCTTGTATACACCCACATCCACGGGAGCGGATTCGTCCAGAGTGTATACAAATTTGTACCCAGCATCCTGCGGGGTTGCAGTAAGGTACAATACATCCCCTGTGAATATCTGAATGTTGGATTGTGTGCTCCCCGTAGGAATAAGCAACAGCGAAACCTGCCCGTTGACTATGGTGGGATTATCCGCACCATTCGACCAGTACACTACATTACTATCAACTGTCGGACTATCAGACCACGCATACCCTTCGGTAACTATCGAGAGTGCGATATTGGATGACGAAGTGGTCACTAAGGTCAAATCAGATAATTGTCCTGACCAAACAGTAGTATCTCCAGATTTTGCTACCCAATACCCGAGCGTATTGTATTCGAGATAATCACAGACTATCGGCACTCCAGTAAGTGTAACCGTATAATCGGCTTTTGTCGGAGTGGGATTAGAAATCTCACAATTCACACCCAGATTCTGATAGAGTACCGCCCCCGCACCGCCATTGATTGAAATAGTGGTCGCAGTAACTAATACCTGTCTATCCAGCCCCAAAATCACATCACGCAGATTGGCCCACGCAAGATGTTCCCTGATTCCGCTAAGGTTGTAAATCAGCCTCACCTCGGAAACACCATCAACAGGGGCAGACAATGGGATATAATCGGTAGAAATCCCTCCATATAATGGACTTCCATCAGATAATGTGATTCCATCAAAATCCCCGAATGAAATGTCTGGTGAGGTGGTTGCAAACTGCACGGTATTCCGTACATAATTCAATGTAAGTTCCATTGCAGGCATACCGTCTGATTCGGCTGAATGGACTATTAACAGATTACCAGGGCGGGATATACTCATACTTTTAGTGTTAGGGCTTTCAGATTCAACGTCATCTGACACCTCACTATATTCGTAAGCCTCGTGGGTAATCTTGTTATAAGGCACCCAAACACCGTTGGTATACTGGAAGTATACATCACTCAATTGCACATCTCTCTGATAAACAGACACATCGGTATGAAAATCAGCAATATATGCCCTGTTGATTATCGGACCTTGTGTTTGCATCTTCCATGCCCAATTGATAACAAAACCCAACGCACTGTCACTGTCAGTAGGACGAATCATCACTGCATCATTTACACCCGCCACCGTATCAAATGAAACAACGTCCCCTTCGAGCGGGTTAGGTACGAATTTACCAATCAAATCGCCCGTGAACATGTAGTATACATATCCATCCGATGCATAATCAATACCAGTTGGTCCGACAACATATTTTGCTTCAACAGTACGATTGGACCCATCCCAAGTGAAGTTGAATGCCCCTGGTTTATATCCCCAAACACCGTCCAAGTATGCAGATGTAAATGAATCTTCCAGTGATTCGGTAGCGCCATTGGAGTAAGTAGCGTTAATATCTCCATATGTATTCGGAGCATACTCGATGTCGCTGATATACACCGCAATATCTTTGTCGATAGTGAATTGGTCATTCTGCACGATTCCTGCAGTAGTCATGGGATAGCCAGCCCAATCAAAATCGTATGAATTCGTAGTAGGTTCCAAGGTATACCCTGAATCCTTGATAGTGACTGCTGTATAGGGGTCGACATATAGCGGATTAGTAATATCTGGCACACCGACTGTCACTGTGATGTTCGATTTGGTTGAATATATGTAAACGTTTGCTGAAGACCAAATTGCAATTCCATTGGAATCCAATCCAACATATGACCCGTTCATGTACTTGATAGACGAAGCAGTGTTTTTTTCACCAGTCAGATAAATATTAGATGTCGTATATGTCTGCAGAATCGACCCATTATCACGATATACGTGATTTACAGACTTATCTGCATATAATTTACAATCATACAGTACATCTCCCGTAAATGAGATACGGTAATTATTCTGCAAATCCACACCTACCTTACCTAATATTTCTGAGATAGGCGCGAAAATTGTAATACTGGCCACATTCGGACGGTCAGAAATATAGAAATTGATTACATCCGATTGTACTACATATCCCCCTATACCGAGAGAACTCTGCGTGAATGACTTCGAAACTCCCCCATGAATCATCCCCCCATCAGAATATTTAACCCAGGTAGTTTCACTATCAGTAGATGCATCTCCTGTGACTGGATAAGAATCATACGTAACTCCAGGCTTATTCGTAGACCATTTGGTAGTAGATGTTGGAAAATCGCCTGAAACCTGCATCTCGCCCGTAATATAAGTAAACGACCTCATATTACATGTGTAATTGGAATAGGTATAATTTGCTCCACGAGGCGCTACGATATAGGGAGATGTACTACCTTCATCCATATATGGGATAACAGCCTTATTTCCATACCACCCAGTAACATTGGAAGTCGGGGAATAGGAACTATATGAGGATACATCACCTGCATTTTCACCGATGATTCCTTCCAAATCTGTAATCTTATTATAGGCAGTCTTCGTCACATCTTTTTGTGAAACATTTAAGAAGAAACCTATACCTGCAGTCAGCAACATCGCAACGATGAGAATGACCACACCTTTCTGACCACTCACACTATCACGACCGTTGTAGCATACTTGCTGTTCATATACTTAGTATAAACCTCGGTTTATAAATGTTTATGCTGGAAGCAGTAATCATTAATAATCACTACATTTATATAACACCACGTTGATGTAGTGATAAATCAAGGTGATAATCAAAAATAAAAATGAAAAGGTTTGGGGCCCTATACCCGACCCCGTGGGTTATTCAACTGCTAGTATCAAGCCCTGGAATCGAGGAACCACTTGACGATGACCAGAAGAATGGCCAGGACGAGGAAAATCGGAAGGATTTCCACGATGGTTGCAAGGGTGGTTCCAGACTGAATGGGGTAGGTCGCTCCCTCGGGGGTGCCGTCAGTTCCAATCATAGAAGTGATGATAGGAATTGCGACCAGTGCGACCAGCACAATCATGATAATCAGGGATACGACTTTTCCAGTAAAGTTGTCTGCGGATGCCATTTAAATCACCTCAAATTCACTGCTGGTTGTTCTTGAAGAACATGTTCACGAGCATCAGGAGAAGCGCAAGGACGAGGAAAATCGGAAGGATACCAACGATGGTCGCGGTAGTTCCAGAAAGTCCAGAAGTTGCTTCGTTAATCACGGGGACCCCAACGGCCAGAATTACAACGATGGCCACGATGAATCCCACAATTTTTCCGACAAAGTTGTCTGCGGTTGCCATATTTATACCTCTTGTTCAGATTTTTACCTTTCTTCCCCCATGAACCACTTGATTACTCCGATGATTATACAAGCGATAGTCACGAAGATGACCGCACTAATCAATGTAGTGTATTGGGTAACGTCAGTACCAGCAGGTACCAATGACGATAGGGCTCCAATCTGAGTTAGTGTGACTGGTATGAACACGGTTGTCAAGATAATAATGGCTACGAATGCGGTCATGATAGCCATCAAGGTCTTGTTCATCATGTCAGTCATAATCTATGGATGGCAATCGACTATATTTAATGGTTATTCAACAAACATCACGGCATCAGATGATATTATCATCTAACATCTTCCATTGCGCTATTTGCTCATCCGTGAACTCCTCTTTGGAGAACATCACTTCTTCTGGGGACATCCTATTCCTGAAACCATCGAATGCATCCCCGAAAGATATTAGCAATGCGATACAATTCCCTGCATAATCCCTTGGTAGAATCTTCCACCTAGGTTCCTATTGCATCGTGCAGGCCACTTCCTCACTGAACGATGCGTAGTGCCTGAATTTGGTCGATGAAGTCTGCCTTGGAGCGCACGATGAGATAATATCCATTTGCATGTTCGATTTCCTCTTTCCGTTCCAATTGGGCCTGCGAGATACGGCCCGAAGGGGTTTTACCCTCGATTCCAACGAATCTTCCGTTTATGCACGCGATGAGGTCGGGGTCCCCTGGCTTGGAATAAGCCCCTCCAGCCACCGCAGACCAGAATCCACCGATTTCCTCGATGTAATCCTTAATCTCTTTCTTAATCTCCGACTCAAGAGTTCCTTGTTTCATGGTACCGTGGCGGGGGGCATAGCCCCCCGTGTAGGTACCTTACTCATTCCGAACTATATCAGTTTTATCCCCTGCAGGTTCGGACGATTCCGCTTGAGGCGCGGGTTCGGGCCTTACAGGGACCGTGGCATAATTGACACGGGTATCGTAGATATCACCCTTGTGGATGGGCCATACCTTGGGGAGAGTACAGTATATCGAAGAGTTGAACTGTGCCCTGGTGGTGTGGTGGAAGACCTTACCTCCAATCATCATCTCGATGTGGAGCATATCCCCCTTCTGAACCCCCCACTCGTGGGGAATCCAGATGCAGTAGGTCTGCCCTACCGTCCTGATAGGGAAACTGCGGACGAATACCATCTGCAACACCTCACTGGGTCGAGTACTGTTCCTGGGTCTGGAATCCGAGGGATGCGATAGTATCCAACTCGAATTTGGACACGGGATGGAACTCGTAGATGTTCGGGAACTGCCTGACCTCGCCATTGTACTCCCTGGGATTCGAAAGCACGACATTAGCCTTGACCACACCGTAGAGCATATCGTCAGGTGTGAGGATGCCTTTGGTGTGTTCAGGTCCCCTGAGTGCCCTTTTCAGCGAGTTGAGCGTTCCGATGACCTGTCTGTTGTAGTCCATTCCGTCCTTGGTTCTGAGGAAGAACGAAATCAGACTGCCCTCGCCATCCTTGGACAAGGACTTGAACTTGATTTTCATGACGTTGGGCTGAGTGGTTTCGGGAACGGGGATGACCATTGCGTTCTCGATGTACAGCAGGTGTTCGTTCTGGGAGAGGGGGACTTCCTCTACAGGCTCGATGTTGCTTAATTCCCAATCGGTAATTTTCATAGACATATTCTTTTCACTCCTTGTTGGTTACTACGGTCAGCATGTTGACCACAGTCTTTTTGACGTATTTCTTGTAATCAAAACCGTCTACGTCAGCGGTCTTGAAATCAAAAGTGTTTTTCTCCGTGCTACGAAGTTTCACGGGACCAATCCTATCCAGATGGTTGCAGAGCATGAAATCCTTGACCCTGGCCTTCATATCTTCCTCACGGTCGATATTAGCCTGGTTCCGTGCAAGATATTCCTCGTTGGCCTTTCTCAGCGCCAAGTAATCATCTACCAACCTAGTCATTTCGGACCTGGTATTCTGAATATTCTTCAGATGTGCGATGAGTTCCTGGTCGATTTCGGAATTGGGGTCCGCAGGCAGACTGATTCCTTTGGCAATCGTATCCCAGTATACCTCCCTGATATGGTCCAGAGTCCTTGCCACCTCATCCTGGTCGATTTGTACCTCGAACAGATAGGTGTTGTACCTGGACGGGACCCAGGAATTGGGATTCGCATATGCCATGGCATCCATCACACCCAGGAGCATGTATGCCTTATCCTGTTTGGTGATGTAATGGTTGTAGAGATAGACCTGCCAAAGATAATTGGTAGGCGGATGCTCGGACCATTTCAGTGCACCCCTCTCACTGGTAGTCTTGACCTCGAGGATATAATCCTCACCATCCTTGGACACAATCCCATCCACGTGTCCAGCGAAGACATCATCCTCGAAATCCGATTTCCAATCGACATGTTTGCCAGACCTTTTCCCGAAGATGTCCTCGGCTTTGTAGAATGCACCCTCATAGGTCTTGTCGGCATATTCGATGATACGGGATTCGAGCAATTTACCCGCAATGACCTGCGGTTGGTTGCCGATATCCTCATCCCAGAGTCCCATGAGTTTGGTGGACATGGAGAACGGGGTCTGCCATGGGGAGATTCCCATCAATCCTCCCATCGCGGTACCAGTGACCTTCTGACGGTAGGTTCCGTCAGTCTGGACCCTGTTATCACCCAACCATGCGTAATCCACCAATGGTGCTTCCCAGGTGTGTGCATCAGTCATCTCACATGCCCTCGCGTGCAGGTTTGACCTTGCTTTCCGCCTTATGCTTGATATCCAGCAAGATACTGATATCCTTTGATGTAGAGCAATTCTCGAAAACAGATTTGGCTGTCGCGTAATCCTCTTCGGAGATATTGTCCTTCAGCCTTTCGATGATTTCCATACTCTTTATGCGAGTCTGGGCCTCGACCATGGAAAGTTTGGTCTGAACAGGCTTTGTGGGAGGCGGGGATACCTTCGGCACTTCCGCCTGACTGGACTTTGCCTGCGGAACCGCAGTCGCAGATGCGTTGGATGCGGGTACATCCGCCGTAGGATTGTGCGGGGTCGCGGGAACGGACACTGCGGGCGTGGGAACAGGAATTGCTTTGGCCGAAAGGATGCCGTTCACATTAGGCTCCCCCTCTTCCTCTTCGAACTCCAATCCCTCGATACCGTACCTGGACGAGTAGTACATCCTTTGCGCGTTGGAAAGGGCAATCGCTTCACCCTTATCCATCGTGGGGGATGCACTGATAATCCTGGTTACATCGTGCTCACCGCTGTCAAGGTCGGTGATGACGATATCGCAAGTGAACTGGACCCTACCGCCATCGGTCGTGACCGACACGATGTTGATTTTTATGTCAAGGCCGAGGTCAGCATAGACTGGCATGACATTCTTTTTGATTTTTTTCAACGAGGTGTAGTAAATCGTCTGCGGTCCTCTGGGTCCAGGGCGGGTGTAATCCTTATCGGGAGTCCAATCCAGCACCTGAAACCGCTCACACAGAGATTTCAACTTCGCGTTGATATTCTTCTGGTCTTCGTTCATAGGCTCACATCCAATTTCTTGGTGTAATAGGTAATAGTATCTGATAGTATATAACAGTATTCAATTGTCAATCCTTCGCATCCAAATCCACCGCTTCGAATACCTCGGTTTCCTCGGCGGGAGCGGTATCTTCGCCATCCATCTGGGATTCAGGCAAGGATGCGGAAGCATTGGTCAGGGTCTTCTCCTTCGCCCATTCATTAAGCATCTCACGGGATGCATCGACACCGTTGCGGACGGTTTCGACAACCTTTTCCTCAATACTGGCTTTGGTGGTCAGCCAGTAGTACAGACATTTCTTATTCTGACCTTTACGGCGGATACGGGCCTTGGCCTGTTCCATCAGAAGTGACGAAAACGAAGGCTCATAGAATATCATGGTGTGTGAAGCGAACAAATCAATTCCAGTACCTCCTGATTGATACTGGCAGATGAGATACCTAGCATCGCCGAACTGGAAATCCCTCCACGTATCAGTCGTGGAACGGCCATCGAATACAACAGTCTTACCGTGTTTCTTGCAAATCTTCTCAACCTGGTCGATACTGTAACGGTAATTGCAGAATATGACCACCTTATCATCCGTACCGTTGATGATATCCGCAACAGCCTGGGCCTTGTTGCAGTCATAAGAATCGCATTCATCGTTTATGTTCTTCATGAACCCAGATACCAACTCCATCAATTTGATGAATTTCCCCCCGCCAGTCTTGATTTCGATGTTGTATTTCTTCATGAATCCCTCTACAACCTCGTTGTAGACCAACGGGCATCCGATATCGACCAGAATGGGGATATCCAGATAGTCGGGCATGTCGTAACAATCATCCAGACGGGCCACGATTCCGTATGCCTTCATCAATGCCAGGCACTGGTCATTGCGATATACCTTGGGCTTGTGGTAGTTATCCATGGCAACCACTAGTTCACGGCAGAATGCGGTCCAATTGGGCCACAGGTCTGGGTCCAGGAATTTCAACTGACCGTAGAGTTTTTTATAATCCTCCTGACCGCCACCACCCGACACGGGTGTACCTGATAATATGTAACGGTGCGTGGTAAGCGATGACAGTTTCAGCAGGGATTCAGTCTGGGACGAATTATGGGCCCCCAGACCCTGGGACTCATCTACGATGATGGCGGACCAATTGTGTTGGATGTCAGGTCTGTTCACGACCTCTTTCTCGGTCTTGATTGTCCCATCCCGTTTCTTCTTGGTCACTTTGACTGTCTGATATGTACGCTGGAACGACCTGACCTCGATGCGCTTGTGCATCATTCTGATTCCGTAATCCGTGTATCCCTCGAATTGGGACATTTTATCAATTGCGGACCGCCAATTGGATACAAGGTTCGCAGGACAGACAATCAACGCACACTCGAAATCCTCATGCATCTTGAAATTGCGGTAGAGCCAATCGAGTACGCACATCGTCTTACCCGTACCCGCTTCGTAAAAGAGCGCGAGGATATTGGTGGTATCCATCATCTCACTGGCGTATACCTGATGTTTGGCTAAGGTATATTTCTTGGCCATCACTGCACCTTCATCTTCAATATCGCCTCAAGTGTACCCCTACATAGTACGTATGTACAGTAATCCAACGGTTTACCCGTTTTTTCGGCACAATCCACGATTCCAGCCAGAACCGAAGAATGCGCATCCAAGTCGGCCAGCAACCTCTTGATTATATCCACATCATTGGATGAAATCGCTTTTTTGACCAAATCCAGGATAAGCGCGGATATCACATCCAATTGTTTAGCATCTTCACTCATCATCATGTCCCCCAGGTAGTTTTTCCTCAATGAACTTCCCCCGTGGGGTATCTGTGTAAGGGTAGGTTATGCGATAGTACCTGAATGTCTTACGCACCATATCCCAGACTCCATCGTGGTCAGGTACATTGCAACAGAACGCGAAAGAATCCGCCATGTCGAAATTGGGTCTGCCCGCACTCTGGGTACAGAAATCCTGAATGGACTTACGGACATGAGCCACACCCTTGGCCTGATAACGCAGACCCTTCGGAATCGTGTCGACCCCGATATAAGGTCTGTCCTCGAAGTACACCGCCTGGATTGCCTGATTGCAACCCAAATCGACTACGGTCATCCCCCTGGGCAGTCTGCCTGCCAGGTCACGGTAATCGTCAAGGAATCCGAGGAAATCCGCACCGAGTTCTGAATCGGGACAGGATAGACATCTTTGCACCTCACCGAATCTAATCAACCTGCAGTGCTCTTTGGTCAGGTTAAACAACCCACCAGCAAGATTGATTTGTACATCTGAAAGATGTTGCATCTTATTGTCATTCATGTTCGTTCACCACCTTAATTCATACCAGTAATATAACGGTCACGGGTAGTATGCCTGCCATCACTAAGATACAGCCCTTCCTTTTTGATATCCAGGTTATACTCATTACGGATTTTTTCGACAAACTTCTTCCTGGACATGGGTTGATTGAGCGATGAACGGGAGAACTCCTGATACGATGCATACAAATTCGTGGTATAGCATAGGTCTGGGTCCGTAACGATGAGATTGCTGATTGTAACCCTATCCGTAGTCCCGAATACCACCTGCAGGAAATCCAGCAGAGAGTTCTGGGATTTGAAATGCTCACGCTCTTTCTCCATCTGGGGGGACTGCGAGAACTGTCTGGTCGCGCATAATAACTGGTAAGCGGAAAGTGCTTTGTTAATGACCCATGACCTGGATACTGGGTCGGTGAGTTTATCATAGATTCTGGCTTTCATATCCTGAATCTGACGGCAGGGGATGATGTACAATCTGCGGTACAATCCAGATGAATCATCAGCAAAATCAGGAACGGAGTTCGTACAGAACAGGACCTTGGCGGTGCAGTACATCTCGTGCTGACCCTGATTCTTCCGTTCCACGGTTATCCTTTCGCCCGAGGACATACGTTTCAGCATCTCGCCATCGAACCCACTTGTCTTCGCGGATTCGGAACCAGTTTCTCCGCAGATGTTCAAAAGTTTCCCCTCCAATTCGGCAGGGCCGAATCTGCTGGTCAATTGCTTCATACCCATGTTGGTCACGCATTCATCGCCCAGGATACATTCAATCATATTGGCAATCGCGGATTTACCAGTTTCACCAGGACCGTACAGCGTGAAAATCGCGGGGGGACTCATCGTGCGGTCGAATAAGATATACCCAATCATCTCGAATAAGAAATCCAAGGTCTGTGCATCAGGCAGGATGTTCTCCAAGACTTTGCGTGCGGGTGCATCAGTCACCTTCGGGTCATACCGCGCATGCAGACAATTAGTAAGAGGGACATAGGGAGAGAACGGCAGAATCTTATTGGTGTCCATGTTCAAAATCCCGTTCTCAAAGGCGATAAGGGGGTGATTTGGGCTTTCGTATTCCTCAAGGGTATCTGGGGATTGCCATTGCAATGATGAGGCATCTAAAAGGGCATACGATGCTTTGACGATGGTCGTTATCTCATATGGTTTCATGACATAACCCGTACCGCTACTAGTACGGACAGCGGTATAGATAAGATTCGTAAGATTGTCCTCGGGCATCACCGAATAAATGCGTCCATCGAACTTACGGAACAGATGCCCATCCGCCAATATGTGTGAGTCCTGAAGAAAACGGATGATTGACGGATTGTTGACTTTCTCGGTGACAACATTCCCTTTTTGGGATATTGTTATGAGGTCATAATCCGTTGGTTTCGGAGGGACCGTGCGAATCGGACTGAATGATTCAGGCTTGGGTGTCGGTTCCAATGCCTGTCTGTATTCATCGGGTACTTGTTCTAAGGCTTTCGCAAAATATTCGGCATCATATTTTGTCGGCATGGATTATGGAATGTAGTGAATCAAATATAAATCTATCGAATGAACTTTATTTTTTAATTTAGGTTATATTAAATCAATACACTTTTTCTAAAAGTTAACATTTTTTGCATTTTTCAAGGTCCAAAATAATCACTAGTTATCATTTTACTAGTACTCCATCTATTTATCTATTCATCTAGGCACATACGTAGGATATATACGTGTGTGTATAGGGCAAAATACATGCGTGCGTGTATGTGCGCGCGCACGCGAAGAAAAAATGACTAGATGGCTAGATTGCTAGATTATTCAAAATCCAAAAAACGGTAGCAGATGCTAATCCGATAGGGTTCTGACCACATGGTTTTCTCCAGACCAATTACTGGGTGTCAATCTTGCGTTTCCAACTACTTCCGATTCCTCGGTAGTGTTGTAATCTCCTTTGTACGGATTGGGTTTCCGTGTGAAGTACAGTGTCGTTCCGCAAAGTGTTTGTTCATCCGATTGTCTACGGTTAGATGGCACGGTTACGGCAATCGAAATGCTGAAAATGTAATGGGCAAGAGAGATATTTAAGACTTCACTCGTCCATTGTAATCGCTTGATTTTCCCGTTCAGGACATGGTTTTTCGCTATTTTTATTCATGCTGGGTATGTTCTCCCTGAATCGGGGACTCTCACCTCTATTTCACGGGTCTGGCACATTAATATCCTTTTCAGTCGGCTCTTTCACTTCAATCGGTTGAAACTGGTAACATGCATATCTCCCTTTGGGGCACTCGCAGGTCACGTGGTATTCCTTACAATTGGGGCAGTCCTTTCCCGCGATTGCTATCTTCGGCAGTTCCAATTCACCAACGGGAACAAAGTTTTCGCATTGTTCCGCATTATCGGTAGCATCACAGCATAGGCCCGCACTTCTGCAGATTGGGTATCCGTCATCCCAACCAAATCTCGCACAATCAGTTCTTTTTGCCATCTTCTTCATCTTCTGCAAATATATTTTGGGGCTGAACCGAATCATCAATGATGTCCCTGATTACCTGGATGCGGTCAAGCATCTGCGCACCGCAGGCACTGTCGGTATCATTGTACCTCAACACAAGTTCAGTCAATTCGGTGAATATCCTGTCCAGGTCCGCAATCTTCTCCGCTGGTATCGGATAGTATGTCAGTGGTTTCTTTGTTTTGGTCATTAGTGTTCACTTCTATTTTTTCCAGTGTACCTTCATCGAAATCATAGGCTTCATCCACATAACATGTGAATACATTGTACCTCTTCTTTCCTCTTTCTATGGTTATCCTCATCTTGTACTGCCCAGTCTTCCAGTTTTCGATGTAGATTTCATCCTTATCTGTTATCGAATGTGCAGTGATTAATCTGTAAGTATCACTATTATCGACTGCAGTATAATCCCTGACAAAATTGATGGATTTAGATTCGTAAACGGAGATATACCTCCCCAATACTGCTATTATCTTCGAGTACATAGCATTCACTTAATCCTCGTTCTGGTTGGTTATGAATGCGGTGATATTAATATGTAGTTTTAACCGCCCATAGAGATTAGCACAGTATTACGGTTTTGGCACGTATCGTTTCCCGTTTGATTCTCTTTGGGCCGTCTGGGTCATTATCAGGGGTCCATGTGAGATGCATAAGGTATCTGCCGTCTGAACGGATGTATATAGTGAAGGTCAGATTCCGTAGTGTGCGGGATTCCAAAGTGGGGTAATCTCCGCCGATGTAGACCACATCCGTGCGGTCCTTCTTGTCCTTCTGTCTGATAAGCATCAACTTATCCACCTTTTTGATTTTCCAATCATCGGACATGGTTCACCTCCTGTTCTTGAGTCTGTTCATTTCCATATCGTTGCGGATGTGGTTGAGCACATCGCATATATCCCTCATCTCATCAACATTGAACACGAACTGTTTGCCATTGATGGTCAGGCAGATACTGGAATGAGTATCGGTAAGCCATTCCGCACAGTCGATGAATGGGATACTGTCCACTCCGCCGATATTGGCCAAACCGCGCTGGTAACGGGTATTCCATCCTCTTATCGCATTTTCCTCATCTGGGTATGTTTTGGTTTCCGCACCGCATTTGGGACACCAGACCGAGAATTTGACCTTCATTACCTTTCTTTTCCAGGGCCTGGGTCTAGTAGTAATCATGTGGTAGACCAATTTCCCATGACTCATCCCGCAGAACGGACACGCCCTCAGCGATTCGTGTTCTGTTTCATATCTTAGGTTTTCTGTTGTCGGCATCGGCATCTTCATCGTTACCACCTTTCTGTTCATTTATTCTATCACATCTCTGGCATATATCGTGGGGCCGTCACTATACCACACGGACCTGGGGTTCCCAAGTCCGCGCTTGTGTGCGTATTCACTGCCATCCACTCCCGATTCATAGATACGGTATCTGTCGGTCCATCCATCTGTTCCATCATCATTGATGCATGTGAGCCACACGGTCTTGGGTGTACGCTTGACACACCTGTAATGCATGACATGTTCCTCGAGGATTATCTTGTATTTTTGGAAGTATACCTTCCCCACTTCGAATTGGTTCATTCATTCACTCTCCAGTTTTGTATCATCGACCATTCCTGCAAGTCTTTTGCTGGTCAGCATAAGAGGTTTGTACCAGTACCCGTTGTCCCTTTCGTAAGGGATGACTGCCGTTTCCATACCGTGGAACATTGTGATAGGTACCGTTTTGATTCTGGACTCCTTATCGCGGTATGGGATGACGAAAGTCACTTCCGTTTCACTCCTGTCTACACAAAGTACATCTTTGTATGTGTATCCGATGAAATCATGGAAGTTACCGAAACGGGTGCGGTGGCAGATGGTCTGCTTGAATTTGGCTGAGTATTCCTGTCCAATCTCGAATCTATATGCCATGTTCACTGCCTCTGCGTAGGACTATCATATGCATTTTCGGAGTTCACTGCAAGTGCTTTCCAATAACTGCCATGGGGATTCCCGTCTTTTGTGCTTGGCATTTCGCCCATCTCGAACCATTTGTAGGAATGGATGAATGCCTTGGCCGTCCTGTTGTTCTGGGAGGGTATCTCGAAGAATGCGTAGCATTTGGTCCTGCGGATACACTTCACATCGACTACGCCGACATCGCATTTGGACAGGGTTCCCCAGGGGGTGCGGAAATACTTGTCAAATTCTGCACGGTACCACTTACCTACTATGAAAGGGCGCTCACAGCACTCTTCTGGCTTATCGGGGATATGATTGTCAGCGTAAACCGTTACCCATTTGGTTCTCAGTCCGCCATTGGAACTGTGGTAGACATTGTAGAACCTCAATTTCTCAACTCCGTTCTCAATGGAGAATATCTTGTTGGTGGGGAGTTCCTTGTCCCTCTGCCAAAGAGATGAACAGGAGATGATTGTTTCCTGGGCGGTCAGTTTGAGAATGGTCACGGAAACCTTTTTGTGTGAATCCTCGTAGAATCCAGTGTAGGTCGTGTCCTTCTTGAAGATTAGGGGGGTGTTGTCATCGGTCATGATAGATACCTCTGTTGTTCTTACAGTGATATATCAGTTGGCCTATATAAATATAGTTATAACTAATTATGACTTCATACGGATTTCTTTGATTTGATGGTACCCTTATACTGGTAAAGGACTTGAATCAATTCGAAATACTGGTTCTGGACGAGGGAGTCTTTCGTATGTTTATACTGATATTCCCATCCGTGAATGACATTATCAATCCTGGATTCCAGATGTTCCTCGGGGTCCAGAACATATGCTGTGTGGGTATTGTTCACATCGCGGGTGCAGAATACCCTACCCCCCTGTTTGGTAAGGTTCAGTATCCTGCGGTTGTATGATTCCTTATTGCCATAGGTCTTATTCCTGGATAGGCTACCGCCGAGAACCTTGACCTGCCAATATTCGGAAAGTTGGGTGTATTGAGATACCACACTGTTGGTCTTCACTTCCCTCTTTATGGGGATGAGTGTGCTTTTCGGGAGCCAGCGCTCGTATCTGTTACCTTTCGGTGTGACCATCCTGACTCTGACTGCCTTTTCGGTCTGTTTGGTAATCAATTCGATGGTATCATCACCCACATCCATCGTTGTTTTGTAGGTATGATGTTCATCAATCTGTTCGGCTTTTCCAGTAAATCCTGTGCTGACCCGTTTTATAAGGATTGGGAATGAGAGTTGTACGCCCATATCCCGATTCGTGTCGAAATATATCCTTTTGTATCCTTCGGGATTTGTGCCGATTGATGCCCCGTATCCGCACTTGGTTCCGATTTCCTCGACTTTATCCATAGGGATATCGTATATCGGAATTTTTATGGGATAGCCTCCGCTGTTGACCTCGACTATGTATCTGTCAGTCTTGTATGGTTCGAGTGCTGTTCTGATGTGTTTGCGGATGGTCTGTGGAGATACCATGGGATATACCTCTTACAGATAGATATCCCTATCAGTATATAATAGTAATCACTAGTGATTACACACTGTGCCAATGTATAATTTCGGGGTGAATTTAAACTTCCGTAGTAATGAGTTTGGATTCATTAGGCGAGCATATAAGTGCGGTATTGTCTGGTTTTCCTTCCGCTGATTATTTTGATAATCTTGCCCTCAGCAGTTAGTTTATCCAACATCTTATCCGTGGCACCGCGCGTTACTCCGATGGCTCTGGCAACATCGCGGACATTGCACCCAGGGTGGGAACGGATGAATATGAGGATATCCTTATGGGGATTCTTACTGACATGCATAGTGCGTTTTGCGGGGGTGGTCTTGATATGATACTTCCCGTTTTTATCTATGGTGTAGTTTACCCCTGTCAGGATATCCTCAATACTCATGTCATTCCTCGTCAGTCTTGGCGTTACATCCGCAATAATAGGTATCCATATCCCTTTCAGGTCTGAATACGAACCAGGGCAGTGACCACTGGCTATCCGTTTTCTTACCGCAGTACTCGCAGATGGCGATGCGGTCCTCGAGGATGTGGTCGAAATCTACGATATCCTTAACCGTCTTACATGTGCATACAGGGCAGAGAGGACTCCCCTCGTTCATTGCGGTGGCGATGTGCCCGCACGCCATCTTGTAATAATTCATTGAACCCGCTTCCCCTCGGATTGTGCTTTGGCCTGTTCCAATTCATACTGGATGCTGGACTTGTTGAGGTATACCTCGGAATACGGCTTGTCGCATCCAGGGCCTACTGAATAAAAGGTTTCCAGTAGGTCTTCGGGGATGAGTTCGAGGATACTCTTTTCGCGGTTGGCCTGGCCTAGCGATGTGAGGATTTTCGGGTCACACAGCAGATACTCCAGGCGTACATACTTGTTATTCTCATAATCAATCTTCGAATAATCGTATTTACCGTTCTCATCCATTTCCAATCCGCTGAGTCTTGCCCATCTGTCAAGGAACTCGGACCGAGCCTTCTTCGCGGTCTTCTTCCCTTTCATCTGTTTGGCCAGATTCTTGCGGTTGATTCTGATACCTTTCAATATATCACTACGTAGTGTAGTGATTCTGTATATAAAAAGGTTCAGATACCAAAACTGTCGCGTATCCAATAGCGGTATAGCGCCAAATCTCGGCTGACATCCGCAATCCATTTCTTATCGCAGGGTTTTATGATTTCTGGCTTATATCCCATATATGTCAGGTCGGTCGATTGAAGGTATACACCTGTGGGATAGGTAGCGGTGGGGTCCATGGGATAGAGATTATCCTGGTAATATACGGCCACACTGCAATGAGCGGGGTAATAAAGGAGTGCACAGGAGATATCCATCGCGCAATACAATGAGGCAAGCAATACAGCAAGGTCCTCGCAATCGCCACCGCGATGGGCCAACGTTTCAATCGGGGTTGCCCAGTATTCCTCTATACCGTAATTATACAAATCAGTGGTATACTGTAGTGAATTTACGAATCTATGGGCATTCACTATATCTAGATAGGGATTCGGTGAAAGGGATTGGATATATTCCGCAATCGCTTTAACATAGGTGTTATTTTCATCAATCAGTATCGAGCATGACGGAGAATACCAGGATTGATATCTGAAGTATGGTAATGTCGCTTGAGAATCCCAATCCTCCTGGGTTATAGAAATGTGGTAGGTGTGGTACTTTACCAGATGCGGTTCATCAGGAAGTATATCTGATACCCAGGTCAGGTCGTATTCCAGAACAGGGTCGGAATAATGATGGGCATCCAGGGGAGTGGTGGGAACGGCCAGAGGAAGAATCAAACCCATTACGATGAGTGATAGGATGATGGTTTCCTCAATGTCTTTAAGGACCGAATAAAATTTGGTGGGGGATTTCTCCCCCAGTGTGGGTTTAGTGAGCATACATTGGCCACATGAACCAGATTGCTAGAACAGCACCGAAGACCAACGCGACAATCAGCAGGATTTTACCCGTGTCCATCGGAGGTTTGTCGTTGTCAATGTCGATTGCCATCGCATCCGTGATACTGTTGTCTTTCGCATAGTTGTATGCACTGGATGCGGTGAATCCATAATCACGGGTCACATCGAAATACCTGATAGGTAAGTCAAGGTCCAGATGATAGGTCCGTTTCATGTTGGTTACATGGACGGCCTCTCTGGGCACCTTGCTTTTCTTCACGAGTTCGACATCGCATCTAATCTCATCCAGCGGTTTGTCGTATATAGTTGTGATGTAGTCTACGTAACCGCAGAACGTCTTGAGGAACCAGCGTGTGAGTTTACCCTTGAACGAAAAGGGTTTGACTGGGTGTTCATCTGTACCGAACCACCACTCATGCCATTTCTTCTTCAGGGGGACCTTCTCTTTCGGAGGGCTGTCCTCTTTTTTCTTTTTCGCATGCCATTTACCGATATTCAGTTTGAATAAGGATTTCTTCTTCTTGTGGACGGGATGCCTGCGTGCGGGGGTTTTAGGGATGGGGATTATACGATTCACGGGGGGCTGGTCCCCAGTGTCCGTATCCGACTCAGGGGTGGGCAGGACCTTATCTTCATCCGATTCATCCGTGTCCTTGTCCTCGGTAGCACCATCGTCATCGTCATCGTCATCATCCTCGTCCGTATCATCCTCTTCATCATCAGAGTTCTCGGACGGGGTTTCATCCGTGTCCTTGTTCTTGTCCTCGGTAGCATCATCGTCATCATCCTCGTCCGTATCATCCTCTTTATCATCAGAGTTCTCGGACGGGGTTTCATCTGGGTTATGGTTCGATTCCTGGGCTTCCTCGTCATTCTCGATTTCGTCATCATCCGATTCATCATCTGGCAGGACCTCTACTTCCGTTTCGGATTCGGGACCGTCCTCATCATCTGAATCAGACCCATTCTCGTCTTCACCCGATTCATCGGTGTCCTCTTCCTCTGCTTCGTCCGCATCCTCGTCCTCATCCGATTCAGATTCATCCTCTTCTTCATCGTCCGATTCGCCTTTGCCATCTGCATTATCTTCGGGCTGGTCCGAGGCGGGTTCGGGCTCATCAGCGCATTCCTCTGCGGGTGTTTCATTGGTTGGGGATTTATCCTCGTCAGTTTTTTCGGGGTCGGTGTTCATATCAGATTCGATATTGTCACCATCTTCATCCTCGTTTATGATTTCGAATCCCGCATTATCCAGGTTTTTGTTTTTTAGGGGGTCGTTAATTGTCATTGTCCCATCCTCATTGATTAGGCTGTCACCGTTGCTTGTTCCATGGACTTCCTGACCTGTGGGTGTACCGCCCACCATCTCGGCCCATGATTTGTTGTAAGTCACGGTTTCATCTTTTTGTTTGGGTTTGGTTCTGGGTCCATCCCTACTCTCGTCATAGACCTCAGTGAATCCTTTGAGTTTCCTACCAGTCCTGTGTTTTTTGGGTTGGGATTTTCTGCTCATGTTATCTGCCATCCATTGCTTGCAAATGCATACAAGAGGACGATTCCCATCAGAATGTAGGGGTAGACCGTTTTGAAGAATGCTTTGTTTTTACTGGAAAGCAGTCCCCATGGTTTTTTCTTGAACGTACTTTGTCTGCTGATATTTTTGTACTCATCAATATCGCACATGAGCGTGTCCGCAGTAATCACGATTCCCCTTTCCTGTTGCGCGTGTATGCAGTTTTCCTGGTAGACTATGACTTCCTCGGTGGCCACTTCTTCTCCATATTTGAAAACCCGCATTCTCGTGAACTGGTTGGGGAATCCGCGATAGAGCATCTTCCTGGTCACGAAGAACCTTTTCGTATCTATTTCGCCTTTTTTGGGTTTACAGAACTCGGTACGATTTTTGCCTTCAATTATAAACTATGCCATATTTACCACAATCCTTTATCATCATTCTGGTTCAGATACTTCTCATACTCTTTGTTTTGTTTCGCATCATTGTATTTCGCTTCGGTAATGAATCTCTTGGTCAACACATCCTGTCTGCTGGATTTGATTGCCAGGTACTCATCACGTAGCATTGGAGGGTAATCCTTGAACACTCCAGCATACATCATTGTCCAGGTGGGGTCATCATTCGGGTCCTCAAATTCCAAACGTCTTACACGTCTACATTCGAAGAATCCGCGACCGTAGCCCTTGATAAGCGGATGGGTCTTGCTGGCACATCTTATTTTGAAATCCGCATGGTTCTTTCTGACAACTGCATTCACGCGCTTGAATCCAGGTGTGCAGATAATGGTTGTCCAGTGCCTGCTACGCATGGTATCCAGGAGGGTGGTGAATTGTTTGGACTGCCTTTCCTGTGCAGTGTTGCTTGCGATTGTGACAGTACCCTCATCCAGCAGATTGATAGGATTCGCATGTTCATCATCCAGTTTTTTCCAAAGGTCGGACATATCATAGATGTAGTCTTTTGAAAGGTCAAATCCTACCTTCAGTTTCCTGGATAGGTCCAAGCAGATGTTGAGTGCCATTGCTGATTTACCACTTCCAGTCCATCCATCAATAATGATTACATTCTGCATATCATGGGTTACGCGCCAGGCCAAACGTCTGATGAGGTCATCGTAGGCATCAGAATATACACCTTCCAATCTGCCGTAGAATGTGTAGTATGTCCCGATGAGGTGCATCTTGCGCCCAGTATGACGGTTACGGACGATTCTGCCAGGGTACTCCTTTTTTACAACATCCTGTGCAGTGCCAGCATCTTCTTTTTGCTGGGTCGCTGTCGGACCGCTATCATCCACATCACGTTCCACCGCAGACTTATCTACAGGCGGGGCAAAAGTTTTATTCTTCATCGTCTGGGTCATCTTCCGCCATTCCGCCTGTGAACGAAGCGGGTCCACCGCCTTGGTCATAGAACTCGCCAGGTACACCAGAACCTGCCTGCAGGGACTGAACCATTTCTGCACGTCCTTTACCGCCCATTGAAACGTGTAAACGCATAAGGGTGTCCAGACGGCCACGGATATAGTGCGAGTTGTAATTGAACATCAGGTTGAATCCCACATCTACCGCACGTGCGAGTTTCCTCGTGGTACGGGTCATCATCTCTAGTTTTGGACCGCCAGTGGATGTCAGCACGTCATATGTTTTATCAAATGGAGTCTTGTCGGATTTATCCTGCAATACATCATTGGTATACATTGGGTGTGCCAGCAGGTCTTCTGCGGTCTTCTCTTTTTTCGCCATTGTATCACGTTCCGTATTCAGAAGTTAGTTTTGGCTCCATAGGCCAGTTTTACGAATGTCAGCATTATGATAAGGATAATCGGGAGTAAGAATATCAGCAGGCTGTCAGCGGGTATGGTTTCGTCCTGTAACTGTAGAACAAGAGCACACATACTGGTCACGGCGCACAAGAAATCTATCCCCAGTTTTTTAATAGGGTACCGCGCTATGAAAAGCGCTATTGACAAAATAAAAAAAATTAGCGTGAGGTCTTGCATGAACTAGTATCTAACCCACCGCATTTAATCGTTTGCTCGCGGGGTATTTCCGTTGAAACCCCAAAAAAAAAGACGGGGCCTGCGAGATTGTGCCCTTAGTATCTATACGTGCGATTTGAAAATTTGATGTTTTCAGTAGAAATTCCAGATATTCAGGTTAATTTTGGGGTCGCTATGGATAACTATTGAATTTTTAATGGGGCCCCATCACTACATTGGACAAAACCAAATGTTTATATCATTCAATGACGTGACATCACCATACATCCTGAATGGATGTAGTGATACTATGATGTTGCGTTACAAAAATCACTACACTCCCGATGACCTTGCAGATTATAAGGACAGCATCTTCATGCTCCAAGTTTTCTTTTGGTTCACATTGGGAATGATGATTGCGGTCGCACTAGCATTCCCAGACAATCTGGGTATCAGCACTTAGTGCGATTCTGCATTCAATACTGTCCTGACGTGGGGCGCAATTGCACTCTACGCATTGCTGATGTACTTGATGTTCACATCACTGCATTACATAGGCACCCACAAGGTGATGTGTAAAGCCGTTGCCCTATCCCACATCAATAATCTGGACAAGGATTTGTGTATAGAGATTCACACGGCATCCGATTTGATGCTGTTCCTCGATATTTCCCGTGAGGATGCCGAAAAAGTGGTCCACGGGGAGTTCGATTGCCTTTTGAATCACGATTATACCCTGAAATACCTAGGGTGAACGTGAAACTTCTTACAGATACCCCCTGAAAAACGGCCTAAAATCGGTCAGGGGGTATCTAGATACCTTTTTGCATGGAAAATTGAATTGTTGCGCCCGACAAGCCCATCCACTTGTCGATGCCAACATTGGCGCAACGTGTATTAGAATGGCATCATCATATAAAGTAGTGATGGAATGGAGGGAAGCAGGGGGAGATAAGGGACATGAACACTAGGACCCCTGTGTGGCTCCCTGCTTCGGACCTGTCCGAAGGACCACACCTATTCGGAAGGTGAGGTCCGAGTGAGTATAACGCCCCTGAAGGTGGTCGGACCTCAAAATATGTAGTATATCACTACATTTAAAGGTTATGGGTGGTCGGCGGGGTGGTGCAAAAACGGACTTGCCCGCCTTTATATACTACCGCCCCAAAACTACCCCTAGAATGGGTGGAGTTACAAACACCCGTTTTTGCCCCATCTAAAATCACTTCATTCCCTCGCGTATGTGCGTGTACGCGCGTATATGCGTATGCGAGCACAAACATCACTTCATAATCTACTACAAATATTTACAAATAGGATATATACTCCAATAAGGGGGGTCGTGTGAGGTTATCAGGACTATCAGAATCTAATTTTGCAGTGAGTAGTGATAACGATTGTTAATTTACATTTCGATAGGGTTTCGGATTATTGATGCAGTGATACAAAAGAGGTCCCCGCATAGCGGGGTAAGGGATTTGAGGAATATCATTCCTTCAGGAATACCTTCGCCATTGATTTATCTGACATGGTGGCTTTACGAAGAGTCTTATCTCCCACACCAGTCCACACATAGAGGACTTTATCCATGTCGGTACCTTCGCTGACAAAGATGGGGTCAGTATATCCATGTGCATTCCACACCACGTATTTGGGTTGAGTGGTGATGGAGTTGTAATAGATATTCGCATATCTAAGTCTATTGGGGTGGCCCAGCACACGGTCTGCCGTTCCACTCTGTACACTGAATATTGCGAACATCATCGCAGTATCTTTGTTAGTAACAGTGTGGGTTTTTCCATTGACACGAATTTTGTATGCCATGATATCACATATATTTTTTATCTGATATAAATATTGTCCAAGTGTCAATTGATGAAATATATGTAAGATACTCCATCACTTCCTTAGATAATCATTGACAATATCTATCAATTCTTCTGCACAATCAGAACATAACTCATGCTTGCGCTCGTACTGATTAAAAGAGTATTTTCCATTGTCAATGTATATCTTTAACATTCCCATTCCAATCGGACGGAGTATCCTATTCCTGCTCTCAATAGTCTTTCCGCATCTGTCGCATTTCCATTCCGTAATCTTCGTTTTTCTCATTCTTTCACTTACCAATCAAACTCGTGCGAATATGATACGTAGTGTTTGGCACTACTGCGTTCCCAACGTCCGACTATCCTATTGGTGCCAGCATGGAATATGGCAATGGTCCGTGTATTGCGTTTGGCACCATGTTTTTTCGCCAATTCTATAGCACTTTCCTAAGTTCCAGTATAGGATTCACGCTCGCGGGAGTCATAGATTATATCGTATTTAGTCACGATATCACCATTTGAAGTGCCCATCCGATTTCACTTCCCAGATGCGTGTGACCCCCCTGTCGAAGAATCTGTCTGGTGCTACACGGTATAGGACTGTCTTGCCTTTGCAGTACACCTCGCCCCAATATTTACTTTTGGCGAGCGGGTAGGGATAGGTCTTGGAGGTAATCTCCCCAGATTCAGGGTCCAGGCTGACATCATCCTCATATCCGAGTATACTCCACATCTCGTCATAGCGCTTATGCTCGTGGATGTACGCATAAAGGGATTTGAGGGCTGGCCTGATATCCTTGAATTTATGAAGGTACATCCTACCAGTATAATCACTAGTCACATATACGAAGTAATTGGTTTCCATCAGTTACCACCATAGAGGGAGTTTTTGAATGGGTCATAGAAGTATATCTTGCCGTTTGCATGCCATTCGTAGTGACCGCGATATGCCAGCATGATTCCAACATCAGTGTACCCATTGGATGCGGTGGAACTGGGTTTGTCCACACAAACCATGTTTGCGAATTTGGATACGATTTCATATGCGACTTTGCGGGATGCAGTGATTGTGGGGGCTTTTGCCAGAGGGAAGAAATCATTGCACTGTATAACATACCCCTTACCATCATGGGATTTGACGGTCTTGCCAGTCACCATATCCTTGAAGATAAAGGATATAATCTTCACCTTGGGGAGAGTGGTCTTCACACAGGCAATATGCACATCATCGAATTTGGCATTAGGTCCGTATTTGGATTTGGCTACCCATTGGCTGGCGGTCTTCATCGCATCGGCCAGATTGGTAGTCGTAAAATCGGGCTGGTTTCCACTCGCCCCAGTATACATTTCTACGGTATATGCGGTAGACATTTTATCACTCCTTCCACTCTATGAAACGGGTTTGTCCAGTAGATAATAGGCGGTACAGTTTATTATCTGTTTTTGCACCAAGCCAGGAGAAAATGACATATCCCCTGTACTGGTCGAACCGTGCACCGCAGATGTTATTGTCCTGGGCATTGACGATAAAGATAGGACTAGGGGCTCTAGCATTTGCGATAAGGTATAGGAATTTCTTCGCTTCGGTAATACTGTCAAAAACCCCGAACACATCATTGGACTCCTTCACTACCAAGTAGATTGAATTTGCATTAAGAGGGGTCGCATCAGGGTATGATTTTTTAAGACCATCTATCGCACGTTCTGCCGTAGGGTATCCATGGTGGCCGTGGCCCCACATACCGATTGCAGTGAAGTAAGGGCAGACCCAGATATAATCTCCGATTCTGCATTCAATGATTGCACCGATGGTACATTCATCGAGTTTGTAAAGCCGTTTAACGGTATATCCGTCACGGGTCTTCTTAGTGAAGTCTGTCATGTTCATTTTATCTTATCTTATTCTATAAATATATAGTTTGTCCGCTATTCTTCTGGGCATGCTTAACTTTTCAAATTTATCCAAATGGAAAGTTATGCAAGTCTTTTCAATGCATTACGGGTCGGAAATTTGACCTCGCGGAGCAAGACCCTGGCTTGGGTCGTGCATTCCTCACAGAGGAATCCCATCTGTCCACCGAATATGGCCATCGTGCATATATCCCCGTCATGGATTGAACAGGAGCATCTATCACAGTCATCAGTACCAGCCTTGTGGTATTGGGCGAAATTGCCGTACCATTCACGCAATATCGGCTGACAGTTCTTACAGATTGTGTAACTGTCCTGCAGGAGTCTGGCCATTTCACAGGGCTGGCCAGCATCTATGATGTTCCCGCACATCTTACATACGGGCACCATGGCCATGCATATTCATCTCCCCGATATCTTTGGTCTTCGAGTCGCATAAGTAAATTTCCATTTCACGCTCTCCTGTTCCACCTTGCCCTCCAATCAGGACGATTGGGCATTGTCAATCCGCAATCCCAGCAATAACATCCGTCATCTGGCGCTACAATATGGATTCTCGTTGAACCGCAACAGGGACATGGCTTCAAACTCGATTGAGGGTTACTCTGTCTGCTAACTCCTGTTATATGCCAATTCTGATTTATCCCGACCTTATAAGTCATGCCATTAATATCAACGAATTGTGTCATTCCTTTACCTCTTTGTTCCGTAAGTGGCATTCACATAACATTTGCAAATCTCTGACTTCATCATCGCTGAGGAAGTAATTCACGCATACAACCTTAGCGGGCGATTTGGCATCGGCATCGGAATAGCGCCTTATTTCGATAGCGAATATGTCATTGTTGGTTTGTGCAATGAAATTCGAATCTTCACTGAACATCTTTATGCTCATTCATTTCTCTCCTGTTCCGTTTCAATCGCCCAGCCATCTTTAAGCGCAAAACACATCCTGACTGGTTTGAATGTGTTACATTTGTTGCAATATCTCATAAGTTTGACAGTTACGATTTTTCTCACAGGGTCAAACTCTGGAATGGCCTCCAAGTTCGGTTCGTGATGTTCTTCTGTTCTGACCCAATCAGTATCGTAACTGTCACACCATTCACATTGGTCTAATGCCCATTTAGTCATTCATTCACTTTCCTCAGAATATCTTTACGATTCCGTTATTCTCCCCAGCATATCTGAATAAGTCACCCAGTTTGTGCATTATATCCAGATACTTCTCGTGGACATCTGTATGATACTCTGTATGTTCATCGAAGTAAAAGAACGCCTTACTTATGTACTCACACTCCTCGGTCGAAAATTCACCATCGCAATCACTGTGGATGACAAACATCTTGATACCACGAACAATATCACTGGTTTGGGATTGGAGGTCGAGTACATCATTGAGTCTGACCCACGCCTTGTCACACTCAGCCTTTTCCTTATCATTAACGGCGTAATGGGTTGCCTGTTCATACAGATGTCTTAGACCTAGGATGTCCAGCAATAATAGTCTTAGATGCATAACCCCATGATATCCGATACTCACGGGGTCATTTACGGGTACGAATACGTTGAATGATGCGCCCATTCAATCCCTTTCCTTATGACCGCATCCGTCACATTCCCAAATCTGATAATAGGTCTTCTCGTCCTCGCACAGCACCATTACCTTACCGCACTTCGGACAGATTCTTTCCTCATTATTTATCATTCCTTTCCTCTCCTTCTATCCAGGAACATTGTTATCGGTATCAATGCCCATATCATGAATGGGCATAACGCGACAATCCATGTATACGTCATTCATTCACTCTCCTTATCCAATGATTTCAGCCATTCCTCTATCGGGGTATCAACATTAACTAACGGACACATATCCAAAGTCAGTACCAACGGATACAAATTGTATCTGCCCTTTTGCCCCTCAATACCTCCTCTTTCCGTGACTTCGGGTGCGGTGCATAATGACTCTCCATCTTCACTGAAATCCAAATAAGGGCAAACGAATCCAGCATCACAAGGCGTTTTCATTCTCTTACTCATAACTTTCCCTCTCTCAACGGTGTCTGTGTAGCATATATCGTACTGAATCCGTGGTCTATCAGAACCGTGGCGGTATCTGATGTATCCTATACAGCAATCTCGGTCTTGAATCTGCGTCTGACTATGAACACGGTATAGCCATCGCCTACGATTCTCCACTTGATGATTTTCCATTTTCTGCCCACGGCATCGTAATAGGACTTACCGACTTCGAATGTCATTCATTTACTCTTCCATTCCTCTTTTTACATTCAGGGCATATCGCACGTGAACCTTTGAATGTCCAACCCCACTCTTTAAATTCCTTTTTAGCATTTTTGATAGTGGCCTCTTTATATGGTAAAAAGACGGACCCAAAAGTGTATTTTCCACACACATCACATTGTACTGAATATTCTGTTTCTACTGGCCATACGGCCATTTTACTCACTCTCCTTTTCCTCTTTTGATATAGGATATATCAAGACACTATCGTTCTTAATCTGGAACGATATCTTTTATTTCATTCGGGTCTAATAACTCTGTTAATGTGCCAGTATTGATTTTAATCATGCAATTTCTCAGTTTCGCATCCGTCCACACTATACAGAATTTTGAAAAAGATATGTCGTGAATGGTACGAGCACTCCCATTCTTCATGATAAGTTTTAGGGTTATTCAATCATCCTCCCACTTACATAAATCATCCTAATCATAACTGATATCCACAAACTTACCGATATCGCAGTCCTTAGAATCATTGATGACCTCCATCAATCTATTGGTGCATATCATCATTTCATCCTCACAAGTGCCATCATAAAGGTCGTAGACAATCGTAATTGTTCCTTTCCTCATTATTCTCATCCTCTTCTTTATCCCAGAAATATTCTTATGTAGTGATATGCATAGAGGTATATATAATTGGTTATCACTAGTTATCATTAAAAGTGTCTATTCTTTACAGATTGCTATCTTCAATCCTCTGAATCAGATAAACGCCCTTAGCCATACCAGAACAAAATGTAGTATATTTCATTCCCTTCCATTCATCGGTGTTCATCCTGGAGTAATCCCCCGTCTTAGGGTCATCCCTTTTAAAGATATTTCATTGTCCTCGCTTTCATTCTTTCACCGCCCTTACGTATTTCACGCTGGATATATTGATGAAGTACTCATCGACATTCTTCTCGTTTTTCTCGAAATAAAGCCAGGTATCATTAATCGACTCTATTTCCTTTGATTTACTCCACAAATTGATTACTTCATCATCGTTCATTACCACAGTATATCTGTATAGTTTCTTCATACATCACCACTCCTTTCCTCTTTCTTTTTCTTATTCAGTTCTTTAAACAGTTTCTTACGTTCCTTTTTCGACATCTTGATTATTGCAAGGGCTATCCCCCACATCGCTACTGCTGGCAATATGCTTGCTAGTGGCATATTGGATTCTAATTCTTTCCATTCTTCGGGTACATCATTATCGGAAGATTCTGTAGGTTCATAAGGATGCGCACCCTTCAGAACAACGGCCTTGCCTTTAACTACGCACTTGTTCACACACTTATCACACAGACAATAGCATTTGCCCTTATGAGTCAGCAATCTCCCTGTACTTGGCTTTTCATAGGAATCGTACTGAATGAATACACTCTTTGAGCATACCGAACAATCGAATGTTCCCCAACCGTCATAGTTCTTTCCGTCCTTTATCACGGTATGGCTCATCTTTCCAATCACTCCTTATCTTTTTCGTATTTTTTCAGATTCTCTCAAACAATCTTATCATTGGGGAATATAAGAGTACCGTAACGATTCATTACCCTGTCGTTGGTCTTTTTCTTCATTTCCTCAATGAACCAATCCATACGTTCAATCTGGATTTTGGATTCTTCATCCAGAATCGGACAAATCTTATTCCAATCCCTTATGTTCTTCACATCATCCTGAATATCCGCTAATGCTTTCAGGATGTAGCCAGAATAACACGCCCTTGCAGTATTATCATCTCTCATTTTATCCCAATTCATTCGTTCACTCTCCTGTTCCATTCTTGAATAATTGTTTGATAATCAACCCCTCTCCAAACAAATTTCTCGAACCACATGTGACATTTAGTACAATGGATAAAGGCTGTTTCATCACTTCTGTCGATTTTAGTACGCAGTTCCACATCCCCTCCGCAGAATGGACATGACTTTAATTCAGTCATTCATTCACTCTCCTGTTCAACTTCCTCTATCGTCACTTTAAGGCTTTTGCAATCACGCATAGAATCTAACAATGCTTTACGGTCTTCTTCGGTTTCGGTTTCAAATTCAAGTGTAAAGATATTGGGTCTATCCCATTCCTTAATCCATCCTTTCGTTACCGTTATCTTCATTGTTTCTCCCTCTCTGATAACCTCTTATCAATACAATCCTTATGATATGCTGAATAGACTCCAGCCGTAGTATGGGGTATCAATACCAATTGTCCACTATATTCGGGTATGGCTTTCTGACAAAACTTGCAATATAACATTAATATTACCCCTTCTTCACTACCGCACCAACATCATCGCCAGGCGCATACGATTTTAGGAGGCCGAGGATGAATGTGTCGGGGTCCACCCCCATATCCACCTGTACGAATGATACTCCATTGATTTCTACGTCCACACATTGTTTTTTCGGTACTGTGAGCACTACGTTATTCATTCTTCTCCCTCGTATTGTTTATCGCATCATTAAAATCTTTGAGTATACTTCTCCGTTTACATATTCGTGAATCATATTAACCAATCCGTTAGCACATTCGGGACATAATTCGTATTTTCTTCTGTATTGCATATTATATGCCAAATCCACGCAAATCTTGGCACTTCTTACTCCATACGGACGAAATACCATATTGCCCTCAAACGTCCTCCCGCATTTGTCACAAGTCCATTCCCGTATCTTACTTTTTCTCATTCATTCACATCCTTTTCATTCTCTTATATCATTTGCCTTATCCCAATAATTTACTCATTTAATCCCTCGAATACGGTCATAATTGGGTCTGAATCGTAATCATCTATTCTCATTGTATGTTCACACTGACTGCACCACACTTCGACACTGCCCTTTTTGACTTGCATTGTTTTGAATATGTATTCACCGCATTTCATTGCAATCTTAGAAATATCTGAATCCGTCAATTCGTAGCATCCCTCGAATTGCAGTGTGAAACGGGTTATCATTCATTCGCTCTCCTGTTCCATTCTTCTATGATTGCTTTCGGGTCCCTTGCCCTGTATATGAACTTCTCGAACCACATATTGCAATTCGTACAGAGGATAAAGTAAGTTTCATCCCTGCCATCCATCTTTGGACGTAATTCCACATCGCCTCCGCAGAACGGACACGGCCTGATTATCGGTTCATAGTATCCGCATAATCCTTCGTTGATAGCGGGCAAATCGTTGTATCTACACCAATTCTTAGTTTCACTATCCCAATCTTTCGAATCGAAATACCTGCAAGTCTTACAGGAACCAACATCCGTCATTCCTTCACTCTCCTGTTCCACAATTCTATCGCTTCTTCTTTTTTACGGGTATAAGGGCCACTCACCCCACATCCATTACATGCAACGAAATAAGGCTCGTCATACCTCTCCCAGAACTCATCAACAATAATGTTGGTGCCCCCACAGAACGGATATGGCTTCATCTCGGCCATTCATTCACTCCATTTGCGTAACATATCTTTTCTCTGCCTGGCACATTCAGCACACCTATACATGCGTGGCCCTTTCGGGCCTGTTTTGACTGGTTCACAGTATTTCAGTATGGCGGTGTGACCGCAGTTGCAACATACCACTCTCGGTTCATCATCGGTTTCAGTATTGTTGTCGTTACAGTAAATCCGCATCAGAATACCTCGATTGTCATTACCACATATCCCTCTGGAATACCATCTGGGAAATCATCGTGGGTAAGAAGATATGTTACCTTTGCCCTCAATTCCTCCAAAGTGCGTATCGTATTAACATCGTGTTGTTTACTTTCGAAATCGCTGATGAATCTTTTGAGCATCAGAATATCTCCGACACGAAAATCCCTGTCATTCTTGCGAATCTCGAATTTCTTGAATCCGTATTTCACGGCATCGAAGTACCTTTCGTGCAATTTCAGATAATGAACTGTCATTCTTCCACCTCTATCTCGTATTTCTTTTTGCCTTGCTTTTTCATATATTCCACTGCTTCATCCCAATTCTCGCAAAATTGGGTTTCTCCCCAGCATTCGAATTCGTCATACTCGTCCCAATGAACTAATATCATTCAATCATCTTCCTCATCTTCTTCCATATCCGATACATCGAATTCATCCAATGCTTCCACATCTTCCCCATCCTTCGTATAGAATTCGAATTCTGGTTGGGTGTATTCTACATAAACGTTTACTTCGTAACGGCATTTTGGATTCTCACATGTGGTGATGAACTCAGTGCTACATTCCTGTTCAAAGTCCTCTTTCGCACAGTTTATCTTACCGCATTTAGGACATTTCCAGAACCAATTCTCACAACTCATTCATTCACTCTCCTATTCCATACGCTTTTTGCTTCCATACGGGTAGGGTAGTTTTTCGTTCTTACATGACAACGCTCATTTGCACATATAATGTAATAATAGGTAGTTTCTTCCCCCTTAGACCCGATAACTGTTGCCCCCCTGCTCCCGCAGAATGGGCAATACATAAGGTCGCTGTCATCAATCATTCATTCACTCTCCTTTTTATTTCTTTCAGTAGAATCAATGTCATGCATCGGCTTTCCGTTCACTGTAAGGATGTATGTAGGTTCTTTCATGTATTCACTTTCCTTTTTTATTTCTTTTAGTACCATTACAGATTCGTTTGTAACCCCTGGATATGTCTTACACCTATACGGACATGGAATCTCAAACTCCATACCAATGTGGGGATTACTAACACGGCTGAAACCCTCCACATAACGTGTACCGCAACATTTACACTCCCAAATATACAATGTCATTCATTCATCTCCTTTGAACATCTTATCGTAGTGCTTTTTGATTTTCTCCCACGCTTTGGTACATTTGGCATTTGATAGTTTGCGATAATACTCCTTGAACTCGGACATCCAAATCTCTGTTTCCTTGATATATGGCTGGATTATGGCATCATCTGAATTGATTGCTATGCAACACAATTTCACATCGTCCTCGCAACACCAATCATAACAATCGTATGCGTAAAGGTACTCGTTCTTGTCTGTTTTGTCATAAATCCAAGACCCTATGAGTTCCTGTGCTTTCTTCATCAATTTTTCATCGGTCATAGCCTCCGCTCCCTCCTGCGTTCTAATGCTCTGCATTGCTTTCCATATTCGTATATTATCCAGTCTGCCGAGATACCATATTTCTTTCCTAATGATTCAAGAGAAAAATATTGCTCACCTACCATATCTGCTATGAGTGGTATCAGTTTATTCATTTTCTCTTTATTTTCCGCTTCCCAGGTCATCAGCGTTTCCCAGTAGTCATCGTAGGTGTAGTAGTATTTCCCGTGGCTATCCTGACCGCAGGTAATTTTGTGTGTAGTGGTTCTAACCTATTCCCTCCATTGGTCCATGGACCAATCATTAGGCTTATAGCAATTCATGTGTGGATAGTCTGTCATTCAGTCGCTCTCCTGTTCCCATTATTCACATTCGTCTGTATTCATTACATCCCTTCGTAATTCCACATGATATAGGCTACGACACACAGACCGAATATGACTGCACCTCCGAAGAATATCAATACTGATTTCTCGAAATTATCAAAATCCATAAGTTCACACTTCATCCCCATCGTATATTGTCGTGAATCCTATGGCCTCTAATATTGTTGCAGTACCGTCCCGATTGTCTATGGCCATCGCCCATTGGTCGGCCATAAGTTCCTCACGTTTGACCAACAGCAACCTCTCACCCTTCGGGGAATTTACTGCGTGAACGACATACCATTCCCTGCCGACCGCATCCTTATAATTATCCCCCTCGTAAAAGGTCATTTTACTGCCTCCATTCTGTTCCATGTGGCTGATTGCCTTCCCCATTGTCTGACCCTATACCGAGGCGGGGCAGTATGGGCACTGAGTCCAATTTTACCTCTTTCTGGTGGCCATCCGTTAGACTTATGTGTTCCCTTATCTGTACTATGTAATCGGATTGGCACGCTCTGCAATACAATATATTACGGCGATTCGGTATATCCTGGAATACGGGGCAAACATCCCCGCATACGGGACAATACAGAGTCCTCGTATTGTAGAAGGTGCATTGTGCATTCGCTTGTCTTGCGATTGCTATTGATTTAAGAATCTCCATATCCATTGATAGGGTCATCCTTTCACTCTCTTATTCCATAGTTTGATTGCTTCTTTCTCAGTACCAGCGAGAGGTCCATTTGCCGAACACTCCATACATTCCACGAGCCACGGTTTGTCATGATGTCCGATATGCCAAGTCATCGTATGTTTACTTTTACAGAATGGACAACGTTTCTGTTTGGTCATTCCCTCACCTCTCTTACAATAAAATGTTCCAGACATATCTGGCACACGTATTTGTATATGGCATATACATCTGATACCGTTTTCACTTTGGCCAATTCTGTCTGATGGCTTCCGCAATAAGGACAATGACTCATTCCTTCACCTCGAAATCGCGCATCTTAAATTCTGACCAGCGATGCTCTTTGACCAGTTCATCCAATTTCTTTTTAGCGTCCTCTTCTTTCAGATAAAGGCAACTAGTGACCACCTCATATTCTTCATCATATTCACCTGATATTTTCTGAACCACGGCATATACTTTCATTCATTCACTCTCCTGTTTCTTTTTTTGTTCGAATCTACCCATCTTATATCCACAAATTGGGCAGTATATTTCAATCCCATCTGTTTTATACCATCCAATATCGAATGGAATCTTACATTTAGTGCATTTCACTTGTCCGTATACACAAGGGCATACATTGATTACTCTTTTCATTCATTCACTCCCCCGTCACAATTTTCATTCCCTTCTGAATCATCTCCATTTTCTTGACCACATACTTCGATTGTTCTTCGTATTTCTTAGTCAGCCAGCAATTACCAGTATTTGCCGTATCGCATTGATGTCTGATAGCGCATTTGGAACAATCTGGGGTATTTGTCATTCACTCACTCTCCTGTTCCACGAATCTTTTGCCTCCATATGACTGTGATATCTTCTTGTTTTTACATGACAATGCTGATTTACACATAGAATGTAATAATAGTAGGACTCGTTCTTAGACCCGATTGCTGTTGCTCCTCTACTTCCACAAAACGGACAATGTTTAAGGTCATCATCAATCATTCATTCATTCACTCTTCTGTTCCATTTTATGATGGTTTCCTCTTTGGTCTGTCCGCTATTCCACATCCACGGGTCTATCGCTATACTGCAGTTCCTACACACAATATACCACCAATCGTTACCGTTGGCATTATAGTGTTTCAGTTCAACATCGTTCCCGCAGAACGGACACGGCTTCATCTCGGTCATTCGTCTACATCCTTCTTCGCAACTGCTCCGATGGAATCACCCGAGGCTTGCCATTTGAGGTAATTCAAGAGGAAGGTGTCGGCATCCATTCCCATGTCTACCTGGATGAATTTGATTCCCTGGATTTCGATTTCTGTGCATTGTTTTTTCGGTACTGTGAACACTACGTTGCTCATTGGGTCACTCTCATATTCTGTATTTTTCGTATTCAATCCATTCTTCCCATTCAATCTGTTCTTCCCACGGATGTAGCCATTCATAGATTGCGATTGTATTGTTCATTCATTCACTCTCTCTATCTGAATCTCAAAAAGTTCCGATATTAGTTCTTCGAGAGAACATTCCGATTCCAACTTCCCTAATTTTGCATATACGGTATCGAACATCTCCTTGAACGCTTCCGATTCTAATTCCTCTTGCGTGAGATTGTCTGAGGTGTAAAATTGCACTTCTGGAATCTTCATCTTTACGATTGCCTTGTATTCTGTCATTCTTTTCACTCTCTCTTCATATTTATCGCACTGCCACCATTCGAAATCTGGAAGTGTAATCTCCTTATGATAGAATTTACATTCGCAGTATCTCCATTGCGTGTAGCAATACTTGCAGTCCGTGCAGGATTTCCTTTCGCTCTTTGTTTTTCCCATTGTATTTCCTCTGGTACAATCAGTATACATCCACGTATTCCTGAATTATGCTCAACGCTTCCTCATACGAACCGCATGCAAAGATACGGCTCTGCATCTCGTTTGCCTGTGCTGACATCTTGTTCTTTTTTAGGACACCGCTTGCGACTGCCATAAGATGGAAGATGTTCCCATCTTCTCCAATCAATTTACATCTGGGTTTCATTTACATCACCTTGTGGATTTCATCATAGGTCCATTCTACATAGGTAAGCAGTTCATCGAGGGTACGGAATCCCCCATATGCCAGATTCCTGCATTGGCCGAGTACGGAACAATAATCTTCTGCATAGTCCCCGCGCTCCTCATTGTAGTAGCATATGAAGTAGTTGTAGTCGTGGGTGTATGCATTCCTGCCCTCATAGACCTGGTTGAGTTCTATCGTGGTCATCACTGGGCCTCCCTGAACTGTGCGGTGAACGAGTCCCACTCCTTCCTATACCACTCCGCAACAGGGTTTTCATCGCGGAAGGGTAAAGTGAACATTGACCCGATGGTGTGACGGCACTCTATGACCTCGCATTCATCAGCGTAGTACCTGGGTGCATGTTCACGAGTATGCAGGATAATGTCCAAGTCCCTTTCTGTGATGAACATATCCCCGCGCTTTTTTAGGCGGGAGATTTCTCCGCAGGACTCATGCTCAATTTCCTTGTGGTTCTTACCAATCCAAACAACCTGCATACAGTGTTTTGGACAGAACCTGTCCCCGACATCTTCATAGCGGATGACATAAAACACCTCGCCAGTAGGCTTGTGGATGTAGATGCAGTTCTCTTCGAAGTACTTGGGTTTTGTTGCGTTCATTTCAGATACCTCTTTGTATTCTTACAGAGATATCTATGTAGTGATATATAAATCTAGTTATAACTAATAATTACTTTTGAGGTTAGATATACGGGGATATAGCATAAAGTTCTCCGTTCTGGAAGTAGAACTCAATCCTGTTGGACGAGGATAGTCTTTTCAGTGCGTTCATGCCATCTGACTGCACTTTCGCACCGTTGCGGTATTTTTGATAAACTCTTCTACAATCCAGTATCTCGTATATCGTACCCAGTCTAATCCTCCAGTCTATTCAAATCGGTTCGATGATTAATTAGACATCGTTGTATATCACCATTCTCTTTTCAGCGATTTTGTAATAGTTGGGGTCAATCTCCACCCCTATGAAATTCCTACCATTCTTCAGCGAGGCGATGCCTGTGGCACCGATTCCCATAAAGGGGTCTAAGACCATATCCCCTGGGTTCGATGAGTTGTTCACAAGGACTTCCATAAGTTCCACGGGTTTCTCGGTATCATGCAGATTGTGGCCATCAGCATCCTTTAGTTTGTTTACCTTGAATGACAGTAAATCGGATGTACCGCAATCATTGATTGGACGGCCTTTGCCTTTTCTGAACATGATGATATGTTCAATCTGACCCATATAATAAGTACCGCATATACGCACTTTTTTGTCCCATGCTAACAATTTGATGAATTTGAATCCTACCTTCAACCCTTCATTAAGCATCTCGACCAGATTCAGATTATTAATCATGATGTAACAATGTGTGCCGTCTTTAAGCACCCTGTATAGGTCTGGAAGGTACTCTGACGGTTTAATCGAGTTATTGGAGAATATCTTGCCTTTGTTGACTAAATCGGAGTTCCAGTATCCGCCCATCGTAGACCCTTTACTGCCACGTTTTGTTGTTGGATATGGCACATCGGATACGATTAAATCAATGCTTTCATCGGGAATATCTTTCAGATATTCCAGGGCATCACCGTTATACAACGTGTATTTCGCCATATTCATCCCAATACGATTATATCTTTGCCATATTCCTCGATAATGGCTTGTATGTATTCCTCGTAGGTGCAACAATACCTTTTGACTTTGCGAGGTTCTTTCGATTCGGGTTTCAGTCTGTTTTTGTTTTGTGCGTAGTATAAATCGGATTGCATCATATCACATCTTTATCTGTTCCACATGTGCAATCAGATATGGGTTCAGGTATTTAACCGTGGAATCATCTGATGTGCACATAATAAGTGTGCATTTTTTCATGGAGTTTGTCCATAATCTATCGAAATCCATGATTGACGTGAGTTGGTCTATATGTTCGGTTCCATCGGACATGACTACTTTGATTGGCATTCAATCATCCTCTATCGTGATTTTGATATTCGTCCTATCACGCATCATATCCAGTAGGTTACTGCGGTCTTCTTCGCTATCGACACGAAACGTGATGGTGAACACCATATCGCATTCCCATTCTATTCTCATTCACGCATATCCTTGCTGTGTTCGCAATCTCTGCATACTGCCGAATGGGTATCTGGCTTACATCCATGGTAGCCATCATCGTCAAACAATACTACGCATTCTGGGCATTGCTCGCACTGATTCACTGGCACTTCTGCCTTATGGATATCATAATCGAATACCCTGGGACGTTTTTTATCAGCAACCTCATTGTAGCCGATTTGGTACAGCATCATTCTGTCAATCCAGTCGCAGACACTATCTTCGGCTTGAATCTGGGTGGAATCCCCTTCCAGTACCATATCAATCTTCACGATTAATGTGCAGGTATTGGTTTTGGCCTGCCCGTTCTTTTTTTCTTTATCAGTCTTCTGAGTCATTTTTACCGCCTTTCGGTAATGTAGCAATATCTTTTTTTGGCCATGAGATATAGGTCCACGTCTTGTCGGGATATTCTTTTCTCTTTGTACGGACGTATTCATCCATATCACAGGCATGTGTTCCTGTGACATAGGATTTTGTATCCTTGTTCCAATAAGGTTCGTAATCGCATACTACTATGTATTCCGCATCTGGGCCTAGTGACCAGATACCATCTCTATCTTTTTCTTCCAATAAGCAGTCATCCAGATAGATTTTTCCGTTTAGACAGTCTTCTTCTTCAAGACAATCGCACGCATCATAATAAGTATCCCTATACCGTGTCATCAGATAGAACTCTCCATTAACTGGCTGGTGTGCTGATTCTATTCTGAATATCTTTGTTTTCGCTATCGGGTTGTACATGATACACCTTCCGTTAGGTCTGCACAATAATCTGTATCTCCAGGGG